AGAGGATCATGTCCTCCAATCTTCTGGAAGTCCTCTCTGTAGAATGCCCAAGGTGCAAAGATACCTTCCGTTGTTTGGTCCCTAACTGAATCAATATGTTTACTAACCCAGACTAGGAATTCATCCTCAGGAAAGTCTTCTGGCTCTGTTCCAAAGTTACGCAAGACCTTCTCAGGTCCGTCCGGATGTAGAGGAGGTTCGATACGAGTCAGTGATACAATCTTTCTAGGCTCAATATACTTTTCGATAGCATCGATGGCTTGAGGACAAAGATACATATCGGCATGATAGATCATAGCAACGTCTGCTGTAGCTACTTCATTAACCAATCGGTCGTAAAGTATTGTATGACCTAGACGAGTAGGACCTTCATTACGGATGGCCTTGAAGTGAGGATCCTTCTCCATTCTCTCCTGACACCACTCCCAGGTACCGTCGCTACTAAAGTCATCTGCTACACAGACCTCTACTTCATGGTTACCTTGATTCTTTCTAATAGCTTCATAGGACCATTTTAGGTACTTGAGATTATTTCTTGAGGGTTGTATGAAACTTATTTTCATCCTTCTATTCTTTCAAATGTTCCTAGATTCAGATCATAACCTTTGATCTCTTTCCAGTTTGGTTTAGGTTTAAATATTGCAATCGTCTGAGGAGTATCATCAATCTTCTCAATTACATCGTAGTAATCTAATACACACCAGTAAGGAGAACGCTCACACCAATCGTGAATGACTAACACTCCGTCTTCTTTTAAGAAGCTCAGAGCTTTGTATGTACACAGTCTTCTTGCTCTACCATCGACCAGTATTAAATCAAACTGTTCCTTTGGCAACTCAATTGCATTAATATACTCTGCATAGTCTTCGTATGTAGATTGATGGTAGAAGTTACTGCTTGGCTCTCCGGCAATGAAGTAGAGTGTAGCATTGTCTACCTTCTGCTGTGATAGCATCTCAGATACCTTATTGTACCATTGCTGATTATTCTCTACTGAATAAATTCTTTTAACGAGTTGAGAGAAGTATTGAGTGCTTCCTCCTGATCCCCACTCAAACATTACTGAGTCGATTGTTAGGTGCTTCTCTATTAGCTCTCTTTCTCTATCGTGCATCCATGCTCCGTTCATGACAGGTACATATGTTTAAATGATTGTTCTGTATAATATGTTTCATAGAGAGTTCTAGCGCGTTGACTGCATTGATTATAAAAGCTCTCATCGTTATGAAGTAGTCCTACTAGCTTTCGGGCTGTAGCTAGATCTCCATCCTCAACAGTTAGCTCAGGATGCAGAGTGTATTGAGTGTCTAGTCCTCCATACCCTATACAAGGAATGCCTAAGTAGGCACAGTTAAGAGCAAAGGTTCCTGCAGCATGAGTCCTCATCATATGAATACCTATCTTTCTCTTACTCAATTCTGATATCCATTGGTTCCATTCTAGATAAGGCAGTTGAGTAATTCCTAACTGCTCTTCTCCTTCTTGACGTCTACCCATCTGAGGAGAGTATATTTCATCTGTAATGCTTTTAGCTAACATAAATGAATCAAAGCCTCCGTACCAGCTCTTGAAGTTGCCTCCTATCATCACTCCTGTTCTTTCTTCCGGAGGAGTAATAGCTCCGATTGGGTCTTCAATCATTAACGATTGTAAAACTCTTACATCAGGATGGTTAGTTAGCCCTTGATAATATTTACTATCCTGTTGATTGTGTACGTAAATGATATCGGCAGCCATTAAGTTATTAAAGTAGTGCACCTGATTGGCTAGAGGATAGTCTTGAAAGTACCAGAAGGGACCCTCCTGCATGATGCCTACCTTCTTACATTTAGTCTTTAAAGCAGGTACGTTTACTTTATCTGGATGGTTCTTAGAATTAATAACAATTCCTAGATCATACTCCTGTTCAGGTACTTGAGTGAAGTTATAATGGTCTGCATTCATTGCTACCATCCAGGCAAACTCTGTACGCATGTTTGTATGCGTACGAGGAATCTTCCCGTTAAAGTTCATCTCAGTAAAGAACGCTATTCTCATTTGCTATAGATATCGAACCAATGCTCGATCATTTCGTCCATCAACGTTTCAAATGTATACTCAGGCTCCCATCCTAGTGAACGGATCTGACTAGAGTCTCCTTTCAGATACTTTAGCTCTTCCGGACGTAAGAACTTTTGATTCTGTACTACATACTGGTTGTAGTCTAGTCCTAGCTTACCAAATACATACTCGCACATCTCTCTTACTGAATGAGTAACTCCTGTAGCAACTACCCAGTCACCTGGCTCTTCTTGCTGAACGATTAGATGCATTGCACGGACATAATCCTTAGAGTGTCCCCAATCACGATATGCGTCCATATTACCTAGCTCAAGCTTATCCTGCAAGCCTAACTTAATACGAACGGTTGCCTTAACTACTTTGTTAGTTACAAAATTAGAACCTCTACGAGGTGATTCGTGATTGAATAGGATACCATTTGAGGCATGCATGTTGTATGCATTGCGATAGTTACGTACGATATTATAACCAAACACTTTAGTACAGCCGTAAGGTGATACAGGAGTCATCTTAGTAGTCTCTCTCTGGTATCCATCTTCATCGACTGAGCTACCGAACATCTCTGAAGAGGATGCTTGATAGAACTTAGCATTAGGACAATTGTTACGAACTGCTTCAAGGATATTAACTACACCTAAAGCATTTGTCATTACTGTGAACTGAGGAATCTCATATGAAATACGTACATGCGACTGTGCTGCAATGTTATATACTTCATCAGGTTGAATATCTCTTAAGAGCTTCTCCAGGCTACTTTGATCTAAAAGGTCTCCGTAGTAGGTAGTAACCTTTCCTTCTAAGTGATTAATTCTAGACTCTTGATGTTCAGGAGTAGAGTTACGACGAACAATACCGTGAACTTCATAACCTAAGCTTACTAAATACTCTGCAAGGTATGAGCCATCTTGTCCGGCAATACCTGTAATGAAAGCTTTCTTCATAATTACTTTTTAAATATATCCATTTGTGTTAAGTCCGGCCAATCTGTTACTACCCATTGACGAGGAGCGGTAGTAGTTGCTTCCGGTAATTTATCTAATCCTTTCTGAGCTACTTCAGGTGTCATGTAGTAATGGTAACCAACTGTATCAATGTTCTGATCTCTCCAAGGAGTGTTTGGTATACGTCCATCATAGGACATCTTCTTAATCGTTGTAGCAGCTTCTTTGTCGTCTGTTAAAAGTATACCTCCTCTACCTAAAGACAAATGCTTCTGGTATTGGAAGCTTACTCCCATAAACGTTCCTGGTATATAACTTCCTAGCTTCCATAGTACTGCGGCGTCGATTACCCTATCGGTTACGTAGTAATAGTCCTGCCATTGCTCATCTTTCCAGAAAAGGTCTATGTTGAGTTTGTTGGCTAAGAATGGAATAGAGAGGTAAGTACGCTGAGGTACTCTAATATGATCAACCTCTGTATAACGGAGAGCTAATTCAATACCATGGGTACAGCTATCAACAGCGATAGCATAAGGTGCACCGAAGAACTCTGCTACCTTATTCTCAAACTGTGTTACTACTTCAAAGCTCATTTTGTAGCTTGTATGTTTAAACTGATTAGTGTTCCGTTTACTTTATCCATATGAGGAATGTATGCCTGAGAGTGATCATCGAATAGAGCATGCTCTGTATCTTCCCAGTCGTACGTTTCTATATTACTAAATGTAAGAACTTTTAATAAGGATTCCAACTCCTGGAAGTCATAAGTTGTCTTATGGTAGATTGTTTGTTCACCCATAGGCATCTTTCCGTACAGAGGTCCTAAGAACTTGGATAGTGGATATCCTTTTTCAAGGTATAGCTTAACCATTGCCTCAAAGTTAGGTACAGCTAATCTAATTACACCTCCTGGTTTTAGTTTACTATGCCATTTGGTTAGAAGCTCTTTAGCTTCTTCTCTATCAAAGTACTCAAGAACGTGACTAGCGTAGATAAGGTCTACGGAGTTGTCTTCATACGGGAGGTTAACAATGTCTTTAGAATTAAGATGAGGATAATCTCCTCCATCAATATGAACCCAATCAGGTCCAAAGTCTCTCCAGCCGCAACCTAAATTTAACTTTAACATTATTTCTCTATTTTTAAAATGAATTGTCTATTTTGTACTAAACCTGATTTAATTTGGTCTTTATGTTCATTCACGAACTGATCTAACGCTCGATGAATATCGTTACCGTTATCAAAATCATCTCCGGTTATGTACCCTCCTGATTTAACTAACTGGTAGCTCATATTAAGATCTTCTAGCACAGCTTCGTAACTATGGTCACCATCTATGTATGTCCAATCTAAGCTATTAGGTTCAATATGACTTAGTAAGTTTGTGCTAAGGTCTCTTATCACCTGTACATTTGGACTGCTCCTAAACATTCCTACTACATCGTTGTAGATGCCATCCATATCTTCCTGTGAGGTAGCTTGAGTTCCTCCGTACCATCTATCTGGATGCTGAGGTGTAAACAGCCAAGGGTCACATAAGTAGAGTACTGCTGGAGAGATTTTACTGTTAATAGTTTTAGAGAACTCTCCTTTCCATACTCCAATCTCTACTCCTCTGCTTTGTGGAGGGAAGTAATCTAATACAAAACTCTTATCTAACATTGAAACTTCTTCTTAAAGAATTAAAATCTATTCTATCAATATGCATCCGTTGAGCATCTTCCCACTTGTACATGAGGTTCTTCAAAGGCGTACAGATGATTGTACCTCTGTTAAAATAGCTTGCCATTATAGAGAAGCTACTCTGACCTGTGATGAGTATATCTGCAGCACACATATGGTGAAATGCTTCTAGATCAGAGCCTCCAAGCTGTAGTGTTACATTCTCTCTTACAAGTACTTTAAAATCTTCAGGCTGTCCTTCAGAGAAGATATGAATGTCTAATAGTTCCAATCCTAGCTCTGAGTTAAACTTATCGATAATGCCGGCGTAGTAATCTAGATCCAACCATCGGTCTGGGTTCTTACTTGCATTAATATCTCCTCTACGAATATGAATAGCGATAGATACTTTACTGCTATCGTACTTCAAGTCAATACCTCTATCCAAGCTCCAGTATGCTTGCTGAAGCTCTTCTACTACCTTAGAGTAGTACTGAGTAAGTAATCCAGGAAATGGATTATGCCCTAACTTAAATAATGTTTCATCTGAACTACTCTCTATTACTTCTCTTATACGTTCTATACTTTGATAGTAGTGTATGTGATCTAGTTCATCGTTATGGCATAGCTCAGGAGTACCTAACTCAACAACTGATGTGTTACTAATCTGATCAGTTGAACGATAAGCAGTATGTAGGTTTAGGAATGCTTCATACCTCTCTGCATCTTCTGTAAAAGGACTGTACACGTACTCTAAGTCAAATAACTTACTGAGGTATAGTCCTGTAATCCAATTATGGAACTTATGTCCTGAGCTACTTCGACCTGCGTCTGGGTCTGTGAAGTGTATAGGTGCTGACTGAATATACTTCATAATGTCTTACCTGTATGAATGACTCTGTGGATAGTATCCCAGATGTTATATTTGTTTAGTATCAAATCCTTTGCTTCAAATAAAGCTGAGTAGTCTAACTGCTCTACTGGGATGCTTGTAATGTCTCTTACTTGAGCGATTACATCTTTGTCTAGATCAATTGTGAAGTAACTTCCTTTAGGAAAGAATCTATCGATCTGTTTACATCCTACATAGATAGGAAACGTATTACATAGTACAGGGTCGCAGAACTTCTCTGAGAAGTATAAGTCTGTTTGTCCGTTCTCAATAGCTAAATTAAATCGATAAGGAATTAATCCATCTGTCTTATCTCTAGCTGGAAGCTCTCCTAAATACTTCTCATCTGTATAGCGAGTAGTCTTTCCGTAGATATGTAAATCAATACTGGAAGTGTGAAGCTTATCAACTACTTCAACTCTCTTATTATGTCCGCTTACTCCTAACTTACCGGAGTCAATAATGCTTAGTAGGTGAGGCTTATCTGTAGACGTATTAGAGAGTATCTCATCATAGGTTCGATTCACCCACCAGGTCTGAGGCATATGGCTGTTTCCTTTCTCGTGATGAAAGTTATATGCTGCTTGAGGTATATCATGGAAGTATATATGTCTTGGCTCTCTTCCAAAGAAGATTAATTTACTTGCATGATACTTTCCGTCTGTTCTATCTTGAGCTACTTCATAGTCAGCTTGATTGATATCATCTACAGCAATAAGGTTCTTCCATACTCCACTACTACCTGGTGTCTGTTTACTAAACAGTTCAGTTAGTTCTTTGGAAGGTAGGAAGTAGTTATGAAAGTAAACTTTGTAAGTTGTATCAAAGTCCTGAGTGATAAAATTATACAGTAGGTGACCTAGTTTTACTTGATCCTTTTTCTGAGTATCAAAGTCAATCTCTATTCCTTTAAATTGGCTTCTGGTTTGATAGTAGTTGCTCTTTAGAGAGTCTATTGCTCTTCTGTAATCGCCATCTACTATCTTATTGTTGAACCATTTATCGATTCTAAAGGAGCTTTCTAATCCATCTTCCCTATCTACATAGACAATCTTATACTGCTCTCCTTCTGGTATATTATCTATCCAATACTTTAATGTGCCAATAAAGCGAGGGTCTTTGATAAAGACTGTTCTGCCTTTAAGCTGTGCTAAGAAATCCCTAATGAGTGTAGTGAAAGCCTCATCAATAACTTCCGGAAGGTCTTCATTCTTAAAATAGATCTCTGCATTAGAGTAGGTGGCTAGTATCTTATTGTTTAGTTGATTAACAAAGTAAGACTCTTTAATGTCATACTCTCTGGTAAGTCCTTTAGTTGTAGCTACCCTATCGACAATACTCTCACAGCCTATCTCCTCTAGCATAGAAGCTATTAAAGATGTACCTGATTTATATAAACCAACAACAAATACTATCATAACCTCTGGTATACTTTTCCTTCTCTAATTCTCTGTTCTGTTTGCTTCTGCTCAGCTGTCCTAAGCTTTCCTTCATTTTGTAGCTCTTGGTCTCGATTAAGTACATAGAGTACTTCTGGACATCTAAAGATATGGTCCTTGCCAGCCATCTCTACCATCGGTAAGCATAGAGCATGATCCCATGCTGCTGCAAAGATCTCTCCTGTAGCAGGATCAATTAGGTCTTCCCTCTCTATCTTATTAAGTAGCCAGTACTTATAAGTCTTTAGGTGTGAGTAAGGAAAATCATATTGACGATGTAGGTTCTGCTTATCTACTTCTGGATGTATATCTGCCTGGAAGTGACCTCCTAACTGAGCTGTAGGCCACATCTGGTATTGTCCAAAGGTCATCCAAATGTGTTCGTTCTGGTATACTTCATTTAGGTATTGAAGTACAAAGCTACTTGAGAGCCAATCATCTCCATCTACTTCGACAATAATGTCTTCATCCTGTATCAGGTTATTACTCTCTAAGTAGTTCAATGCATACATAAATGCCTTACCTTGACTTCCGTTATCTTTATTTTTAATGACCAGGAAGCGATCATCAGCAAAGCCTAAATGAGTTAAGGTACTATAAGTAGTATCTTTTGAATTATCATCAACGTAAATAAAGAGAGCATTTTTATACGATTGGAATCTATTCATATGAATATTCATCCTAATGTACGGCTCTACATTGTAACATGTAGTGATGATAACAAACCTATTGTCCATCTAAGAATGTTTTATCTAATGCCTGACCTTCGTAAGGACCTGTCTTGTATTCGTATACTAGAGTATTGTCTTCTAGGATTGTATAGGTATGTCCTCCTTCTAAAGTAAAGGAAGCATCACCTGGGTATAAGATAGGTTCAGCAATTACTTCATCATCTATATCAAAGAAGGTACAACGTACACTCCCCTGTACTACTATCCAGCTCTCTTGAGCAATCACATTACGGGTACGCTCTTTCCAGATATGCCTATGTGGCCTAAAGGTCTTACCTTCTTCCATATTAAGAAGTGCACATTGGATAAAATGATCTTCTGGTACAACCTCTACACGTCCTGGTGTTAGATCTTCTTTACGTACAATGATGTGTAGAAGCTTATTAGGATCTACTTTTGAATAAATCTTTTCCATTATAAAGTATCGTAGTAGTTATTTTGTTTCTCTTGTCTCTCAATTGCCTTTGCATGTCTTAGTGCTAGTTCTGTCTCTTCCATTGGCAGGTGAGCAAAGTTAGCATGTCCATGAATCTTCTCATGCACAGTACCCCACCATCTAATTCTAGGATCGTTTCTATAGATACGCCATTGATAGTCAGGATAATTAACCCAGCCTTGTTCGTTAACCTGCCAGCCCCATTTCTGAATATGAGCTTCTGTTAGTCCTTCTACAGTATTGATTCGAGGTACTCTAATTAGATCTACATCATTAGCTTCAATAATCTGAGGAAGTATCTTCATCATATACTCTGTAGGCATCTCATCAGCATCAATCTGGAAGATAAAGTCACCTGTACAGTAGCCGTTAAGTCTATTCTTCCAAGCAGCAAAATCATTATCAAAGAACCCTCGCCAGGTTTGAATGTTAGGGTACTTGTTAAACTCTACTAGGTAGTCGATAACTTCTTTATCGCCGTTCTTCTGATCAAAGAGTACAACGACTTCATCCTCAGGACGTTTATGTTCCTTCAGGAAAGGTACTAGCCTTTTAATTTCTTCTAGTTCATTACAGACAGTAATGGCGTAGCTTAGTTTCATAACAATTCGAAAAAGCCAATTACCTCTAGAGCATCCATAAAGTCTCGTTCAGCAAAATGCTGTACGTTCTGCATATCCATTCTATGAGTTTGGTTCTCACTTAACTTCTTATCGCCTTCTTGAAGCGGTACTGCTTTAACTGCTGCCCATTTCCAATCTGTTGCTGATGTTCCATCTAGAAATACCATGCCCCTATTAGGTAAAGTAATTGTAGAAGGTACCCAGATACACCCATCGGCATCTGTATGCATAAGATCTTTATACAATTCAGGAGATGATTCTAAGATAGCTTTAATAGGCTCCGAGCCTTCAGTCATTACTGTTGAGGTAGTAAAGCCACAGCCCATACAGAGCCAAGTTTTAACCTCTTCACTTACCTGCTGTTCGTAGCAGGCATTCGATCCACAGCGCTTACAAATAGTTAACTGTTCCATTTTAAATCTTTTGTAGTTTAGGAAGTGAAAGTGTTGGTAGTTTTAACTCTACCTGTTGAGCAAATGCCGGGAGACTCTTTGATAGAATTGAATCTAATTGCTCTACCATATTATCAAAGCTAAAGTTATTACGTGACTTATACCCTTGACGTTTAGCTAGCTCTGAATACTTCTTATAGTCTTCGAATACGTTACGTAGAGCTAATCCTGCTTCACTATCTGCAGGAGTAAACCATTGTGACTCTGCCAAGATCATATTCTTAACTACGGCACTTGGGTGTACATTCGTTAATGAACCTCCTACTAGAGTAGTAAATTCTCCATCTAAGAAGTCAATATGTCCTGACCATCCTGTGGCAATGATAGGTTTGTTAACCAGACTGAACTCTAATAGAGGACGTCCAAAGCCTTCACCCTTAGTAAAGCTAACCATAGCTTTTACCTTCTTGTGGTTGTATAGTTCGTTAACTTCTTGATCAGACATCTCTCCATGAAGTACGTAGATGTTTGGTAGAGTACCGCTAACAGTACTTCTAATCTCATCTATCTTTTTTAAGATCTGATCTCTGTCTAAGATGGAAGCGTTAGCTGATTGAGTCTTTAGAATAAGAGCTGGTTGTTTCTTTTTATTCTTAAATACTTCTAAGAAGGCTTTGATCATATAGCCAACATTCTTTCTGTCTTGTGCAAAGTCTCCTTGCAACCAATGTCCTACAAATAAGAAAGCAAAGTCTTCTTCGACACCAGATAGGTTAAAGTTAGAAGGAGTAACAAAGTACTTTTCTAAGTCTGCTCCTTCAAGCAGTACCTCAATAGGCTTCTGCAACTCTACTGTACCTTTTACTTTGCCAGCTTCTTCTACATTAAACTTAGAGCGTTGAAAGGTCTCCTTAGCATGATTAGAAGAGACTAGATTAAGATTCATTCTATTCAGTCCTTCAATCCAGCTAGGGTCACAGATCGTAGTCTCAATGCCAGCAGTAACTCCGATGTTATATTCACCTACAGGCTGGAATTCATTAGGTACAGTTACCTGTATCCATACTTGAGGCTTTGATGTAAGGTTAGGTATAACGAGTGATAGTAGCTCTACTTCGTTATGATCCTTTAAGTAACCGAAGCGAGTATTACCCCAGCGCTGGCTTAGAATCTTTACATCGTACTTACCTGTCTTTAAAAGAGCTTTAACTAAGTCTCTGCTTCTTGCTCCATAACCGCTGTACGTATCAATCGGACAGCTTATTGTAACATTTATCTTACTCATTAGTATACCATTGCGTGTTTAACATATCTTGCTGGTAGAGTCTCTACCTTAATAAGGTCGTACGTAGTACGTGGTACAAAGCTTTCAAACGTCTCTTCGATACATTGAGCGATATTAGCTCCCATAGCGTCAGCTGTCATCTTAGCTTCATCTGAACGTACCCAGTCATGACCTAGCATACCTCTACGATCTCTTTCTTCTTTAGGTAACTCGTATACTTCTTGAATAGCATTAGCTACATCTCTGAAGTCACATCTGTCATCGTGAATGTATGGAGTAGGTACTGAGCCTACTAATGAGATGTTAGAAGGGAATACAGGTACTGCCCACTCACCATGCTCTTTATAAGTGCCCATATGATTAGAAGGTACTGATGGGTTTGGTGTATACCATTCTCCTGCTTCATCTACAAACCTCATTTGGTCTTGCATACCTCCGGTAACGTTACCGATGATCATAGTACCGGCAGTCATTGATTCAGTTAGAGATAAGCCCCATCCTTCATTAGAAGAGATCAACATCGTAACATCAGCCATATTGTAGAGCCAGTTCATCTGCTCTGCTCCTAGCTTGTTCTGAGAGAAGAATACATTTACATAGCTTGGGTCACAGATAGCTTCCCTAACAGCATATAGGTCTGTACCATTCTGATCTACTGCTTGTGTATGCATTACTAGTGCACACTTCTTAGCTTTCTCTGGTCCGATCTGATCACAGAACTGTCTGTAGGATAGAATTACATCACCTGGTGACTTACGTCGGATGTTTCTAGAGTTCCAGAAGACAACGAATTCAATATCTCTTCCTTCAAAGATACTATTTCTAAACTCTAAGTACTTAGCATACTGGTCAGAGTCTTTTGTGACTGGTGAGAAGAAGTCTGTGTTGATGCCGTGAGGTACATACTTAATAACTTTACCTTTCCCTTTCTCATCTAATACCATTCTGTTAATGTTAACAGTCTGCTTAGAGATTCCCATCAGTAGATCACAACACTCGTAGAAGCTCTTATTGTAAAGAGGAGTAGGATAATCATCCCAAATGTTTAGATAGAGAAGAGGAATAGTCTGTCTAATCTCTCTTTCAATATCGTACAACCAAGTCCAGTATCTAGGATCAGTAAAGTGTAGAATAGCATCTGGCTTCTCTACTCTAATAAGTTCCCTAACAATATCAGCAGTACCGTAGCCTGACGTAGCATATAGCTTAACGTACGAGTCTTCGATACCTACTTGTTTGTTAACATCTGCCGATAGGTCAAATGCTTTCTTATCATCTGGATGGTTCATTGCTCCTCCTAGGTTAACCCAGTTGAAGTGATGTGAGGTTTGTATTACTATCTCTCTGGACATCGTAGCGATGCCGGAGTGTAGTCTCATATCATCTGATAACAGAAGGATCTTCTTTCGATCTTCTTTTTTAACGTAACTTAATTTACTGTTCATTTATTTGATACTTATATCATTTTGATTGTGTACCTTCTCTCGGAATCTATCATCTGTAAGATAGAGAAAAATTGCTCGGTCGGCAAGCTTTTGAAAAGAAAATTTGTGGCGTACACATTGTATCTTAAACTGTTCAAATAACTCTTGCTCCACCCTTACACTGGTTAGCTTTTTATCACTCATAGCCTTTAGTATTATATATCTATATATAAATATACCCTAGACTACTTTATGGCTACATTACACAAAGGATTATTTTTAAAAGGACAAAACATACAGCTACTCTTTGAAGGCTGTTTAGGATACTCTCTTTCAAGATAGTTTCCATTATCGTCAAAAGCATCTGCTACAAAGCTATTAACCTTCTCCATTGCCTTCTTTCGCTTAACCTTTCCGGAGGCCGGTTTAAACTCTTGCACTCGCTTGGGTACAAACTCTCCTCCTTCGAAGATCTTTCTACGAACAATAAAGTACTCAACGTCTATATTATCTACATCGGTATTGAATTGCTGGGCGAAGTACTCTTTGTATAGAAGTATCTGAGCTATTTTAGTTTCGTCCTTCTTCTCGTAATCGCTCCAGCCTCTAGTAGAAGTTTTGATATCGATAATCAAATACTTATTAGTGAAGCTGTTATAGAATACTAAGTCAATAAAACCTTTGAATAGTACACCAGGCTTTACCTCCTGAAGGATAGGTACTTCGATACCTGCTAGGTAAGTATTCTTTGTACTGAAGTATATAGCTCGTTTCTTCTTGAGGTAGTTTAATATCTGTACCCCATCAGTATGAAACTCTTGAAGCTGTTCAGGAGTAGTGAAGTCTTGATGAGCATTATTGTAACGCTCTTTCTTATAAGTCTTCTTCATTCTATCTAAGAGTAACTCAGATAAGTCCATCTCAGTAGCAGCCTTAACACTTTGATTGTATAATACATCTAACCACTCTTGTGCTGTCTCGTGAAGAGCAGTACCAAAGACTGTATGTATGGAAGGTGTATAAGGTGCTAACTTCTTAGGGTAAGTTAGGTACCATTTGTATTGACAGCTATCATAGAGTAGAATCTGACTGAAAGAGATATTCTTCTCTACACTATAGTCAACTTTTCTAGCTTTATACTCTTGTACTACTTTAACCTCCTTTGGGAGTTTTTTAGCCATAACTTATTTTTTCCACAATCCTTTCTCTACCAGCTGGCAGATGATTGCATAGTTACAGATGTCCTGAAAGGTATCTGATAGAGATTCATTTTGTGTTCCTCTATTCTTAATAATTAAATTCTTCCAACGATTGATCTTATCGCTCATTCGATACCAAAGCCCTGTAAGAGCAAAAGACCTTTCTTCTTCATTACTAAGCTGAGTACCAGCAGTAATATTATGCATACCGTAGTCAAGATGTTTCTTACTAAATAGCTCCAGCTGCTCTTCCATGACAGCCATATAGCCATTATAAATGGTAGGATATTCTTTCTTGAGGATCTCAGTAGCACTTGGGCCGTACTTAACTATTTCTTCTGACATATAACTATTAATCGTTTGATTGATTCTTTTTATTAGCAAAACCTTTTACTGTGTTCTCTTCTCGATCTAAACGCTCTTCAATCGCCTCTAAGCGTCCGGCAATAGCAGATAAAGCTTCATTGATATCTTCTACAATGATACTATCGTTCTGTTCTAGTTGAGCAATTTGATCGATTGATACTTTAGGAGTATCTGTCTTAGTTTTTGTACCTCGTAATAGCAAGATGGTTAGCATCACGATAGGTGCTACTAGAATAGTAAAAACAAATAAAGCAGTAAGGGTCTGTAGGATGTGTATCATATACCGTATCTATTATATTTACTATAAGATACGAAATATAATTTAAACGAGCAACTTAACTTCTATCTCCTTTGTGTAGATCGATCTTGTCTAGGATCTTGTTAAGGTCTGTGCTCTTGATGATGCCTACCATTGAGGCGTTCTTTAATGCACTGAGTAGTTGGAGGATGATAAATGGTACGATGATTGTTTCTGATAACCATCCTGTTCCTTCAAAACCTTTTTCAACCATTAATATAACTGTTAAGAAAGCTACCCACGTTATTGCTCTCTGTAATACTCTTACAGCCTTTCGTGTTTGAAAACCTTCTCTTTTGATGCCTGCGGCGATGCCGAAGAACCCATCGATAAATACAACCGCTATTAATGCTAAGTATTGCTCTGCATTACTCATTGTGAGCTCCATAAAGTAGGTGCACATGAATGTTAAGGTTGCAGTTATCGATAGGAACACGGACGTCGATTTCATAGCTTATGCGATGTCTTTAGATTCAATTAGAGTATAAGTAAACTTAGTGTGACCCTTTGCTACTGAAGCTCTCACGATAGTCATGAACTCTTCGAAGTCAGCTGCTCTTTTGAAAACTTGACATCCTTCAGACCAGTTCTCTACATAAGTAGAATTGGCTCCGGCCTTGTGAATATTGATTCCGAATACACCCTCTTGGATAACTTTCTCATCATAATTCATATCTCTGTTAGCATCACGGTATACTTTTACTTTACCGCCTTGCTTAAGAGCTTCATACTTACCTTGGTGCTTACCTAAGAAGTGTGAGTTGATGTATTGACCAGGAACTAATCTAGCTACTCCGGCAGCGTTGTGATACTCCTTAACTCCTTTTGTACCAGGGTCAGTTGTATTCATCCACTCCTTGTATACCCATTTGCCTTCAGCCATATAAGATAAAGTAATCTTATCATCGAAAGCATTTGTTACGGCTGTACCTGTGTCTGAATTACGAACACCTACAATGTTAAGTACGTAGTCACCTTCGAACCATTGATAGTCTTTTGCTTTGATAGTAGCTTCGATCTTCTCTTTGCTATACTTTGCATCAGCTGTAGGAGTGTTGTTAGGAGCTTTAACTGGTGCTGCCTCTACTACAATGCCCATCTTAGCTAGAGTAGCAGGGCCAACAATACCGTCGGCAGCTAGTCCGTTCTTCTTCTGCCATTCCTTAACAGCAGCTTCAGTCTTAGGACCAAAGTTACCTACTTGCTCGACACCTAAGACCTTTTGGATCTTCTTTACGGTTTCGTTATTGTCACCTTTTCTTAATACCATTGTAAACTATTTTAACCTTGTTCTTCTTCTTTATTCTCTTTGCTGAAGATCTTAGTAGCACCATCGATACCAAATGAACCCAATACGATAATTACGAATGAGTTGAAGATAGTATCAGAGATTACTAAGTCCATACCTAAGATACCTGTTACGATATCGGCAGCAGCAAAGATACTCATTACTGCAAAAGAAGCAAACCCTACAATGTTCTTTTCATTGTATGAGTTATCATCCTTAAAAATGTCTGAAAACGCCATAAATTTCTTTTTAATATAATTTAACATAGCACAACAAATTAAGTGAAACTTCTTTCAGATAAATAGGCTCAGTCTAACGCATCCACAATAGCTTTCTTGATTGCAATAGAAAATTCTGTTTGTTCGAATGGAAGATTTTCATCCTGAAGTTGAAGTAGAGTAGCTGCTACATTCATCTTAGCTGTTCCTACTCCTACAGACTCTTTACCATCCTTAGTTACCTTAACAGTAACATAGGTTTTCTTTTGTTTAAACTCAAAAGGACCTACACGAATACCTTGAGTAGGAGCTTTAATCTCTTCTACTACAACATAGATAGGACTGCCATCAGGACATAAAGGAGCCTGCTGTCCTACGATCTCTTCTGTGATTTGTCTTACACCGAACGTAAATTTCTCTTGTTCGATTCCATTGATTGATGCTAGAGACATTACACTAGCGACGAAGTAACATACGATTGGGTTCATTGGATTTTATTTACTGGTTTAGTTTGGCGATGTTTACCAAGTGATACAATATAAAACCTGTTAAGATTGTTAAATGTTCGTACTGCTGCTTGAGGATACTTCAGATGGTATGTTAAACTATTAGCATTTACTTCTATATCATCCTTCTCTGCTTGAGAGTACACCCAGTTGTTATTGTAAGTGTACCCAAAGTTCTGTCCCCATTTGTATATTTGGTAAGCAGAGAATACATCTGAGTAAGTTACAATATCAGAACTGTCTGGTGCGTAGAAGTTCATTGTATGGTAATCCCATGATGCTATCTCAGTAGGAAACATTCTTAGATACATTAAGTAGTTCATCTCTGACTCTGTAAATGTATTGTCTATTCCGCTTACGTTTACAATTACTCTATATTGATAGCTGTTTGGGTTAGAGAATGTTACTGAACCTGTTGATGTAGTTGTCTGTACTCCTTGTGAAGACCAGATTGAATTAGATACTGCGTTCGTTATTTGAAAGCCTACTCCTGAAGAGTATGTTGCGTTACTGATTAAGTTAGAAGCTAACCAAGTACTTCCGTTTGATAGTCCGATTTGTTCTTGATTAGATCCATCAGCTAGGAATGTTCTAAGTACTACAAAGCATTTAGCAGGATCGTTTTTAAAGAAGTATAAATCTATTTTAGTATTAATGCCACTCACATTGTATTTATAGCTTCCTTCGTACCTTATCCTAAATACATCTCCGTATGTAACATCAGTGTACGTCTCCCAAGATACATGAGACATATTATTATCTGTAGAGCCGTTGTCGACTGAAGTGAAGTGAAGTGTTGGTACGTTAGGAGCTGTAGCAGAGCTATTGTAACTATTATATGTAGTAGAAGGGAATGCCATCCAGGCATTAGCATGAAGGGTACCTGTTGTGTGAGTAGTAGCTCCAATTGTATAGCTATACCCTGTAGGGAAGTTAATTAAAACGCTTCCTTGGTCTGAGTTAGCTGTTGAGAAAACTACATTAGAGGCTTGTCCTCTATCCGTAGGTACAGTTGTACCTAAAGCTGTAATAGTTCCTGAAGTACCTCCTGGTACATAATGTTCTACTTCAACACTAATGCCGGTCATGTCCTGTACACCAACAGTAGCAAAGGTTATAGTCTGTGCTAGAGTGGATAAGGGAAGAAATAACAGCAGTAGCTTTTTCATAACATAATTTTTGTTCCAGTTGATAGCTGGTAGTTTAATATATCTGCATTGTACTGGTAAGCTCCTCCAAAAGAAATACTCCACTTAAACGTACTTGTGATTTTAAAATCAACGTTCGCTAGAGGAACAAATAGGAGTCCAGACTTATACCACTGTCCTTCATAATAAAATATGTACGGAGAATAGATACCAAGTAACATTACGTTACCTGATAGAGCTTGAATACCTTTAAAGTTTGTATAGCCTCCTGCTACAATAGACCAGTTCTGGAAGTCGCTATCACCTATCTTACCTAACGTAAAGTTAGTTCCTAACATAGGAGTTACTATCCAAACCTTTTGAGCTACTAACGCTGTAGTTGTATTGAAGATATCAGTCTTAAAGTTAGTCATAGTAGAGTTAGAGAATACTCCCATGAAGCCTTCTTTCTTATATGAACCGTACAAAGTACTATTCAATACATTCTCTCCTGTGGTAAAGTTAAAGTTAATACCTTTGATGAAAGTCTGTTTAGTATTAACGTGAGTAAGAGACATATTGAACTTAAAGTTGTCCATTCCACTCTGTTTAATATCAGAAGAGTTTCTAACAATAACAAAGTCACCGGCACCAATTAAAGCACCTCTACCAATCTTCTCTTGTTTAGATTTCTGCTTCTTACCTCCACCAGATCCTCCTCCTCCATCTCCTTCTGAGGAAGATGATTCAGAGTCTCCTCCTGAGGCTGTTGAAGTATTCTCTGTACCTCCTACAGCACCAGCATCAGTTCCACCATCAGAAGTACCTCCAGTATTAGTTCCTGTATCTACTCCTCCGGCATCACCTCCGCCACCTATTCCGTTTCCTGAATTGTCTCCTCCTTGACCTCCTCCAGATCCTCCTGTAGCACCGCCTCCTGAACCTGAGCCTCCAGATCCTCCAGTCGAGCCTGAGCCTCCGCCCGAGCCAGTAGAGCCACCGGAACCGCCACCAGTCCCAGCATTACCGCCAGAGCTACCAGAGGACCCTGATGAGCCGGATCCAGAACCGCTACCGCCAGTAGAAGTACTTCCACCAGTAGAATTGTTCGAACCGCTTCCGTTGTTGTCATTGTTACTGGTCGACCCTCCTGTTGCTCCTCCTGTTGATGATGCTGCTCCACTTCCTAAACTCCCTCCTATATTAGCTGCTACACCTACTATGCCTGAGATATTAGTGGCTGTATTAGTACCAGTAGTTGCATTTGATCCTGTAGAGAGAGTTCCTCCTGCTCCAGCGCAGGGGTTACTTCCTGGAGGAGCAGTTGCGTTAACACTTTGTACCCAAAGCTCGAATGCTCCGGCTTGAAGCTGGGCCTGAGTAAAGGTGTTGTATTGTCCTGCATAGAATAAGGTTACACTGCCTGATGGCTGGGTAATAGTGACAGCATTAAGTATTCCGGTACAAGGATCGGTGTAGGTGTAAACGTACTGTCCGTAGCTACTGAATCCGAGTACCAGTAAAATTAATACTTTCCACCATTTACCATCCATAAGCCTCCATGCGCTTGACAAGGTTCACTGTAGCGACCTCAAGAGCACGTTGTGTAGCAATACCGACTGTAGACTGATCGAATCCCATTTTAGGATCTTTAAACATACCCTCACCAATCTGAGTAGCTGTTCCTTGTCCTGATGCTACAATGTACTGTGAGTTGTCTACATTAACCATTCTGATTTGAATACCGATGATGGTAGTGTTAGTCTTTTGGACTTTACCTTTGTTATAATCTTCTCCGTATGATACAGCGAAGTCGTAAATTTCAGCATAGACAATGTATTTTGGTACAGCTATACCTTCCATGGTAAGTTCTGTTTGACCGTTGGACATACCTTCTAACTCTGTCTCCCATGCATCTAACATCTGAGATACAATAGCATCTTTCTCTTCAGCATAGCTAAAGCGGCCTGTCATCTCAAAGTTCTCAATAATTCTATTTGATACTCCTAAACCAACTCTCTTGTCTCTAAGCTCAGGAAACATATCCCACAGCTCTTTATTAACGTTTAGTTTAGATAACTGTACTACTTGTCTTTCACCTGTGTAGATTGGTAGAGTATTTAACTCTTCTGCCTTCTCAAACTCAGCTTGATATTGAACTACTCCAATAGAAGAGCTACAAGACGTAGCCATTCCTCCTACAAAGAGCAAACTAAATACAACTAATACTAAACCTAGTGGAGCAAATATAAGCTCTAAAACTTCATCTCTTCTTGTTCTCATGATTACTTACCTGCGTTACGTTCTTCTTTTGCTTTCTTTAGACGAGCCATTCTTTCAGCATTTGTCTCCGGCTTCTCTTCAACTACCTCAACTGGTGCTGCAGGAACTTCCTTAACAGTCTCTCTGATGATAGTTGTCTGAGATGGCGCAGCTTTCTGTTCTGGCATATTAATAATAATCTCTGGACCAGTCACATTAACACTCTGTTGGTTGTTCTGTACAGGTGCAGCTACTTCTGTAGCAGCTTCTTCCTCTATACCGAACAAAGCGTCGATGTGAGTTGTTACATAAGCGCCGGCGCCTGTGATGATTGTTGTACCGATACCGAGGATAGTCTTCTTAAGAGTTGACATTCCTCCTTCTTGTTCTTCTGACATAATTTAGTATTTAATTATTCTATAAACTTTTTCTCTATCATGAGCAACTAGCTTGATTAAGTATGTACCTTTTGGAAGGTTACTTAATTGGAAGCCTTGGAATTGGAAACCTTTCTGTTGAATTTGATCTTCCCAGTACATAACCTGCTGGCCGTACATATTGTAAACTGCAGCGCGTAAAGTGCTACCTTCGTAATCGTTGTGGTGCTCAATGAAGACCCAGTTATCATAATCAGCTGATGTTGGATTAGGATATACTTTAAAGCCTTCAATAAGCTCTAACAAGCCTGGCTCGATTGACATCTTATTAACAACTGAACCATCGTTAGGTGAAGGCTTGATGTTTAAGTCATAAGCATTCTCATCACCAGCAAACTTCTGGCTGATCTTTAGAGGAGATGTCTGCCAACCTAGAGGTTGAATAACTTCGAAGTTGAAAGTAAAGGTTGTAGTCATGTCTGTAATCACAGATGGGTTAAGCTTGTCTTCGTGACCGGCCCAGAATACTTTTCCTTTCTCTACTGATAGGATTGAAGTCCACTTAGAAGGTGCATCACCCATATCGATAGAAGTAAATCTAAAGATATTAGTATCATACTCGATAGCCATTTGAGCTGCTCCGATACTGTTGCCGTAAGTAAACATTACAACAGGAACTTGCATCTCATAATCCTGAGTCATTACTAGCTTAGGAATTCTAAACTGAACTGTATCGTCGATGTTCTGCATATAGACAGCTGGGTCTAAGATGTACTCAGTACCTGTACCTGGGTTAGCCATCTTACCTACTAGTACAGCTGGGTTGTTATAGCCAGTTGTAGTAGCGTCACCAATTACATAGATGTAAGGCTTTAAGCTATCCATTCCGTTTACTAACGTATCGATTGCATATCTCCTAGGAGCACTAGTCCAAGCAGGGAAAGAAGTAGCAGCTACTGCTGATTGCCATTCTGAAGGCCATAGTACAGCTACGTTATTAACGCCTGTGAATAAAGAGTTCCAGTTAGTAGTTCCTAGAGCTAATCTGTTAAAGACTGCGAATGCATCAGAGATAGTAGCATCACCACTCTCGTTGATATCACCTTCATATAATTCAATACCTGTTAAAGTATCTTGCATTGAAGCAGCATTAGCTAATTTATAAGCATCTACAATAGAGATAGCAGAGCCGTCAGACATTGTGTCAGTCTGAGTTACTAATCTTAAATGCCAGTAAGCAGTATCGATTGGGTGAGTAACAACCATAAGGCCAGTTGCATCTGTAGAATCAGATACGATAGTTGTCCATGAACCTTGAGTATCTGTTTTTAATCTCTTAGAAGCTGTAAACCAAACTCCTAATGCATTTGATCCATCAGCGTTTCTAACTTTGATTGGGAATGATTGAGGCTGCATCTGGAAGTTACCTCCGTAGTTATACATTCCTAAAGCAACGTCTGTACCGTTGCCAGTTGTAGCTAAGTTGTTATAGGAAGTAGAGCCTGCAATAGCAATTGAGTCAGCAATACCAGCATAAGCTGAAGAGTGAGTCAATCTTAATTTAAACATTGCTCCGTCAGCCCAGTTAAAGTTAGAGGATGTTCCTGTGTAAGAAGCGATTACGTTAATGTAATCTCCGCTCTTAAAGTAAGAGCCGTATTTGTCTGCTACAGGAGTGGCTGTTGGTCCCCAGTAAATCTGAGCGTTGGAGAATCTAACAGCATCGTAGAACAATCTGAACTGAACAGCTTTGACATCATTTGCTGTAGGGTTAGCAAAGTGGATGTAGATGTCTGTCGTTACAGAAGTATCCTCTAATGTGAAGAGGGTATCTACTAAGATGTAAGGACTGTTGGAATTTGGAGCTGTGAGTACTTCAAGCTTACCATTCTGTCCAAAGGCAGTTAGGCTGATTAATGCAGCTAATGCTACAAATAATTTTTTCATAAGTCGTCATAGTTTAATAGAACTAACGAAAACAATTACCTGTAACAATTCTTTAATAAATAGAAACAGGAATAGGGACCGTAGTCCCTTTCCCTAATTTATTCTTTCTTTAAACTTACTCCTCTTCTTCCGAGTGCTCGTTGTAGATGGATTCTTGAATACCATCATACATCCAAACAGGCTCGTTGAAGTGAATACTAATCAGCGGTTTGTTCATTTCCCAGGTCTTTAACTTCTTTAGGTAAAAATTCTGTATTGATATGACCGCAAGCGGTACATGCAAAGACTGGGATAGGAAGGTACGAAGTTTGTCCTGTACCTGTGAGTAGGCCTGATACTTTGCGGATATGGAGCGCTTGCTCAAAATACAAGTGTCCGCATTCATCACACGATACTGGTGATGTTTGATCTAAACTTACGTTTACGTTAGGTTGGTTCATTTCTTAGCTGCTGGCTTACGATTGTTTCTACGACGTGGGGTAGGTTTCTTAGCAGCTTCTACTACTTCAACTTTAGGAGCTTCTACTTTAGGAGCAGGAGCGGTAGCTGGTTTGTTAGCTGGCTTTCTATTAGCAGGCTTACGTCCTTTTCTAGGAGCGCCTTTAGCAGCACTAACAACATCTTTAGATTGCTTAGCAACCTCTTTAGCAGCTTCAAGTACATCTCTAGTCTCTTCAGCTACTCTTTTAGCTCTTTCGCGAATAACTTGGATGTCTTCTTTTACTTCTTCAACAACTTCGATTACTTTTTCATCAATGGTAGTTTTACCTAGTAACCAATTCCAAAAACGTTTTAACATGATAATTTAATTTAGTGTTCTTTTATATAAATATATACTGATTATGTTTTAATACGGTTTATCATCGTATTTCTCATGGAGAAAGTTATAAAATTCAAGTACAGTCTCACCGGCAAAGCTCTCTAAGTGAAGCATAATCTCATCCCGGTTCATCCCGAAGATACGTCCTACGTACTTAAAGAAGCCTTCTAACCGGCGATTCTCTTCCTTCTCATGATCTTCTAAGAGACGTTTACGTCGAGCTAGATCTACAGCACACACCTCTAAGAACTTCTGCCAGTCTCCTTGAAGCTCAAACCACTTACGGCGTAGACGATGCTCTACCAACTGAGCTTCAAACTTATAAGGAGCAGGATCAAAGTCTCCATTCTTAACTCGCTCTAGAGGAGAAGCCTTACCGGTCAATGGACGAGTCTTAGGAGTATAGCTCTTCCACCACATAAAGCGGTTATAGGGCATCTTAAAATAGTTTTTCTTAAAAAAAGCCTCTAACCACTCTTCGGTGTGGATAGGTTGATAAGGACACTGATCCTTTTCGTCGTACTTCATAACACTTTCCATGACCTTAATATACGAAAAAAGGGTGACCGAAGCCACCCTCTCTTCAAATATATTTCCCGAAACTTAGAAGTTGTACTTCAAGCTAGCGTTCCAAGTACGGCCGAAACCAAACCATACTGAGTTACGAACGTCGATACCATTCCAGGTAACAGAGTTCTCATCAGCGTGGATGTTTGTTTCAGACTCAGCGATGTAAGTAGCATCAAATAAGTTGTTGACGTTTACTCTCAAAGACCACTTCTCACCTAAGCGAGTAGTAAGGCCGGCATCTACTAAACCGTATGAAGGAAGCTTAAGAGCTCCAGCATTGTCTGGTTGAGTAAAGACAGCATCTACAATAGAGTAGTCAGCATAAAGACCATCTACAAAGCGGTAACCTAAATCAAGAGCAATCCACTTATTAGCGCGGTAGTCAGCAGCTAAGTAAGTAGTGAACTGAGCAGCATCACCAACCTTAGCACCCTTTAAGTAAAGAGTACCTGTACCGATTGATTGCTGTTGATCGTCGAACAACTCTGCATCAAAGTCTTTAGTGTATCTCCAATCACCGATAGAAGTCATAGCAGTCAACTTCAACTTAGGAGTTGCGTTGTATACACCTTCAACTTCAATACCGTTGTGACGTACGTCGATATTACGGAACTGACCGTAACCCTGATCACCTTGAGCATTAAACAATGCACGAGTGATAAAACGATTACCCCACGTTGTAGAGTAAGCATTTACATTTAAGGTAAGTTTGCTGCTGTTATAACCGTAACCTAATTCTAGAGAGGTAATCTCTTCGTTCTGTAGGTCTTCGTTAATAAGGTTAGCATAGTTAGGGAATACAGCATCAAACTGAGGCTGACGAGAGATGTAACCAGTATTAAAGAATACGTTAGAGTACTCGTTAATGTTATAGTTAGCACCGCCCTTTAAGTATCCGCCTCCTAGGTTAGCAACTTCTGAGATAGGAAGTGTCGGCTGGTCGAAGAAGTCTTCTCTCTGGAAAGATTGGTTAGATAATCCACCTTGCACTACAGCAGTAAGCTTAGTATCAGCCCACTCCAGTAAACCATTAACGCCTTGCCATCCTACGATACCATTGTTGTAGTAGTCAATCTTAGGACCGTTCAAGCCAGTACCTGTAAATGGAGTAGCAGCAACAGTTGTAGTGATGAACTGACCTTCTGAGTTCTTGTTACCAGTTGAGTAGTAAGCGTCAAGACCCATCAAGTCATTCATAACACGGTAGTGGTAACCTTTGTATGTACGAAGATCAACACCGATAGAAGTTCTTAACTTACCGAACTGACCTTCTAAGTTAGAGATAGCTCCATACCAGTCGTGTGAGTTCATAGAAGCACGACGTACTAATACAGCTCTGTTAACATCGTTACTTCTGTAACCGTTAGAACCGACTAACAAGCCGTAGAACGGAGATGAAGTAAGTGAGTCAGTTGTACCGTAACCATTAGTAGTACCTTGGTTAACAGCAATAGCAGCATTGAAATCAATAAAGCCATTTGAGTCACGAGTACCTCTACCATTATCTAAGTAATGCTCAGTAAGGTCCTTGTTGTAAGGATAGAAGTCGATATCTCCATTACGGAAGTTACCGCCTCGTGGTCCTGTGCCACCACCACGTCCGGCTGAACCGTACAATGAAGTGTTTAGTTTCCAGTTGGAGTTGATGTTCCAGTCCCAGTTAATAGTAGCAAGAGGCTTATTGTAGAAGTTTCTACGCATATTAAACTCTTCACCATTCAAGAAACCAGCATCGGTATTCCAACGACGGTCAATCCCCTCTTCACCAAAGTTCTGATAGTCACGGATAGATACCCATGCACTTCTTTGGTGGTGCCATTGACCAGCTCCTAAGAAGGAGAAGTTAAGGGCGTGATCGGAACCTTCAGGAGCATAACCTAATGCTGTGAAGTAGGTCCAACCTTCACCGGCTGTACCGTACGCATATCCGTCACCTTGCCACTTGGAAAGAAGTACAGATGTAGCCCATCCGTTAGCATCCTTACCTGTGTTATAGACAACAGATGTTTTTGAGTAACCATTGTTACCAGAAGTCTGGGAGATAGATCCACCTTCTTGCTTCTCTGCAGCCTTAGTGAAGATGGAGATAGTACCACCTACAGAAGGAACAGCTAAGCGGGAAGCACCTAAGCCGCGTTGGATCTGAATACCAGATGCAACATCAGTAAGGCCTTGCCAGTTGGACCAATAAACCCATCCACTCTCCATATCGTTGACCGGCTGGCCGTTGATAAGAATAGATGTATTACGCTGGTCAAAGCCACGAAGGTTGATTCGTGAGTCGCCGTAACCACCACCTTGCTTGGTAGCGTATACACCTGGAGTGCGGTTCATTACTTCTGGGAACTCTAAGTTACCCACCTTTAGTTGGATCTCTGCTAAAGACAGAGTCGATACTGCTACAGGTGTCTCTCGAACCTTAGCGATATCAATAACCCCTGAGGTTACAGTTACTTCGTCTAGCTGATAGAGCGAGTCGAGAGCTGTATAGTCAGGGGTCTCTTGTGCGAACGCTACGTTGGAAGACAACACAATTGCTCCAAGTAACATCCAGAACTTACCTTTTTTCATAAGATAAAATTTAATTAAACAAAATTATAATACAACCGTTGGTAATAAAGATACGAACTTAATTTAAACATACAAGCTCTTAATACAAATTTAATATTAGAGTACCATCATCTTTTCGTGACCTACAATGATAGTCGGATCAATCCATACATCAAAACCTTTCTCCTTAATCATTTTACAGAAGGCAACATCTTCCATTGTAAAGTCTCTAACGAGTTTACCGTCAATATTATATTCAGTCCACATAGGTTGGAACCAAGGATACTCTAGAGATTCAAATACTCCCTTCTTAGTAAGCACCCATCCAAAGCCTGTGTAGTCGGCTGTAAAGAGCTTTCCTTCTTTAGCTTGGACCATCTCTCGATTAAGAAACTGAAAGTGTCCGTTCTTCAAAAAGAACTCATCATCCCAATCCTCAACTGTTGCATAGTGAACATTATCGTTCATCATGTAAAGACCTGATACGATATCTTTATCGTGATTTAAAAGCTTAAAGAAGTGCTCAGGAGTAAAGACGATATCGGAATCAATCCACATAATGTAATCGTAGTCAAATTGACCGCCAAAAGGCTTTTGATCTACTCCTCTTAAGTTATCTCCTCCTAAGCACATATTGCGTACGTAGTACAATAGAGGTGAGTAGTGCTGAGACATAATAGGTTGGATGCCATTCTGTAGGCAGGCATACACTAACTCAGTCCAGGACTGTAAGAACTTTCCGGAAAACTCTCTACCTGGGAGAGCAAATATAACTTTCTTCATCGATTTTCTAAAATATATTTCTTTAAATTGCCTTCGTACTCATGCCATCCGACGTGCTTTAAGTTTACTTCAGGATGGATATAAACTGCTTCACCTTCTTCTCTCCATAGAGAACTAAATCCCCAGTCTTCACTCTCATAGATACCGCCTTTAATACCTACATGGAATAGATCATAGAAGGTATCTCCTGTTCCATATCCATCGATATCGTTTCTATATTTGAGGTGGGGATTGCTTTTAATTAGTCTATTGATTGCTGTCTTAGCTATCATCAAGAAGCCTGTAGGAGCGTATTTAGTCTCAATAAAACCTTCTGAGTTGATTGTAGAAGTACCAACTGGAAAGTCTACTCTTTGAGCTTCAGGATACTTTTTAATATGATCCCACTTAATATACTTCTTAGGGTACATACCCCCTACTACTTCTTTCTTAGCTTGAATAAGCTTAACAACATCCTCAGGTTCGAAGATGATATCGGAATCTATAAACAATAAATGAGTTGCTTCCTCATCTTGAAGGAAGTGTGCTACTGCTGCATTGCGTGCTCGTGAAACTAAACTCTCAAAGAATATTGGATAGAAGGTGCAAGGTATACTTTGATCCTTGACAAAGTTTAATAACTTCATAGTGGACATCATCCACTCTGTATTGGCAGTATGATTATAACAGATTAAAGGTACAAATAACTTCATTTATAATAATTAGTGCGCCTACTAGGGTTTGAACCTAGGACCTGCCGATTATGAGTCGGATGCTCTAACCAACTGAGCTATAAGCGCAATTTGTTGGAAGGGACAGATTCGAACTGCCGTACCCGTAAGGGAGCAGATTTACAGTCTGCCGGTTTTAACCACTCACCCACCTTCCAGTAAAAAAGAATAGGCGTTAGGATTCGGCGTCCTATTAACAGCAACTTACTTTTACCGCTGCAGCGGTATGCTGAACTATTAGTCCTACTCTCTGAGCCTCCTGTCGGACTCGAACCAACGACCTACTGATTACAAATCAGTGGCTCTACCAACTGAGCTAAGGAGGCTTATAGGGGAGGTTATCAATGAGACGCCGTCCGGTAGGCGTACTCCCCACTCACTATCTTTTCCCGAAAGTCAACCACCGAAGTGGATTTAGAGGCTAGACTCAGTCTCTTTGCACACGTCTGGGTTCTTTATTTAGTAATCTTTAGGTAAAGCATATGGTAGTTAAACATCCAGAGTAGTGCGCTGAAGATCCAGCCAGCATCTGAATAGTCGCCAACTGATACGTTTAAACCAATACCTACAATGTAAAGCAGGTACATTACCGGAAAGAAGTACTTAATGATTGTTTTCATGTTTAAAACATTTAATAATTAGTCGGGATGACAGGACTCGAACCTCCAACCCCCTGGTCCCAAACCAGGTGCGCTACCACTTGCGCCACATCCCGAGCTGGTTGTTAGAGGACAACCATAACCTGCCACTGTAGCTCCACTCTATCTTTAAATGGAATAGAGAAACCAGATGCATCTGACTGCGTAGTGATCCGAGAAGGATTCGAACCTTCGACCGACAGCTTAGAAGGCTGTTGCTCTATCCAGCTGAGCTATCGGACCATATTATAGAGAGGCTTCACTCCTTTAGCGCGCTTACAGCATCAGAGTCCGTACCTCAGGTTTTAAACGACCCGTCGACCGTACCTTTGGATTTTACCTTTTCCTCCTCTCATTATGTGCGGATGAAGGGACTCGAACCCCCACGCGATTAAGCACCAGATCCTAAGTCTGGCGTGGCTACCAATTACACCACATCCGCATTCTATCTATCCAACATGTCAAAGAACCGTATATGGGTTTCCGTGTACTACTGGCCGGAATCGAACCGGCACGACCATCACTGGCCAAGGGATTTTAAGTCCCTCGTGTCTACCTATTTCACCACAGTAGCAAGTTTAGCACTAGTCGTGCTGCTTTGTTTCGACATACACATCCCAGTCCGCAGCTGCAAGCTGCAGCGCAAGGATTGGATCGGTATTCGGATTTTCTTTGATTAATTCTAAGGCGTCTAAGACTATCTCGGCTTCTAATCCGTGATACATCGCCTGTGCCAGTATTTCGCTTACGTAACTCAACTCTTCTTCTTTACTCATAACCTCTTATTAACTCTATAAAGATACGAACGTTTTACTGTTCGGACAACTCTTCGGGAAAACTTTCTTTATTTTTTTCTACCGAGTGCCAACTTAACGGGAGGTCGGGAGACCAATTATCGTATTCGTCTGTCCAATCAATCTTCGTCATCCCACACTCTCTTGTTTACTCGCTTATACTCCTTTTGACTTCCGTGATCCTTTTGAATCATCTTCCGGCGTATTAGCTGTGCTAGGTGTCTCTCCTGTTTTGTCTCCCTCCGGCGTTCCATAGTCGTCCCAATACAAAAATCTAAATTCGCTCATAACTTAAAGATAAGAACTTTATTACTTATTTACAACTGTTCGGGAATACTTTTTGTATGCTTGTTCGTACGCTTCGACTCTCTCTACTTTGGGATTTTCCTTCATATAAAGGGAGGCAGTATCGTGCCATTGTGTAAAAAAACCTTCATTGAAAGCGAGGTGACCCAACTCCTCAATTCTCTTCTCACTCATGCTTGGGAAGTAATAGACAGTTAAACGACAAGTAATACTTTAATAAATAGCCCGGGAGCAAGGCCCGGTAGGGACTTTGAGAGAAAATGCGCGTGGCACCTTCGGTGCGGGGAGAGAGACACGCCCCCTCGCCCGCCCCTTCGGCTTAACCAAACAACATCTGCTTGTGGCAGTCCTTCTTAAATACGTTGTACATCTCTCCTTGAGTATCTTCTAGGATTAGAAACTCTCCTTTGTCTTCTAAGACCTTCAAGTTCTTACCCACACATCGAGGATCGATACTACGAACAACATCTCCTGATTTAAAGCTCATTATTGTTAGAGTTTTGAGGTTGTGGTTTCTTTTTCTTCTTTAGGATAGGGTACTTAGTCTGTGCCCAGTTATACCATTCGGTAAAAGCTAAGTAGCGTTGACGTCCTGTGATCTTACTCATTACATAAATTGATTAAAGTCCATCTCTTGTTTGTTCTCTTCTTTAACGTTGCTGATAATACACTCGGTAGTCAACATAGTACGTGCGATAGAAGAAGCATTCTCTAATGCTAGGCGTGTTACCTTAGCAGGATCGATAATCCCTTCGTCGAACATATTTACATAGTCTTCAGTACGGAGATTAAATCCTTGCCAGAAGTTATCCGATTCAACAATCTTTTCTAGAATACTCTCGATTCTATCTTTTGTAAAGCCTGCATTGCTTAAAATAGTATCAAAAGGCATTCCAATAGCGCTCATTAGAATTCTATAACCTTCTACTTCTGAGGAGTTTAAGCCTTCTGGTATCGTTAGTACCTGTGCTGCATTAAGGAGTGCAATACCTCCTCCGGGTAGAATACCTTCTTCTAGAGCTGCTTTAGTAGCGTGAAGGGCATCCTCTACTCGGTCTTTCTTCTCTTTCATCTCAAGTTCAGACTGACCTCCTACGTGTACGATAGCCACGCCTCCGATCAATCGTCCTAAGCGGTCCTGTAGGGTCTCCTTTTCAAAAGGTGATTTACTATTATCGATAAGAGCTTTAATCTCCTCAATGCGAGCACTGATAGCTTCCGTGTCTCCTTTACCGTCTACAATCGTAGTATCGTCTTTACCGATAGTGATCTTACGAGAAGAACCTAACCAGTCTGGGTTGAATTTATCAAGTCGCATACCTTTCTCAGTACTTACTACTTGACCTCCTGTTAACACAGCAATGTCTTCTAGCATAGCTTTCTTACGATCTCCAAAGTCTGGAGCTTTAACTGCTACTACTTGAAGGATGCCTCGCATCTTATTAACGACCAAAGTGGAGAGAGCCTCGCCATCGATGTCATCAGCGATGATGAGCAATGGTTTGTTCTGTGAAGAGCAAGCCTCAAGGATTGGCAGTAGCTCTTTTGCGGCAGTGACTTTCTTATCTGTAATCAAAACGAGAGGGTTGCTCAAAACGGCAGTCATGGAATTGTTATCCGTGACAAAGTATATAGACTTGTATCCTCGATTAAACTGCATACCCTCAACAACCTCGAGGTAAGTCTCACCTGTGCGAGACTCCTCAATCGTCACTACGCCTTCTCGTCCCACCTTGTCCATCGATGAAGCGATAAGCTCTCCCACTTCTGGGTCGTTGTTAGCTGAGATAGTTGCTACTTGACGCAACTGATTCTCATCTGTAATCTCTCTAGCATTCTTCTCTAAGTAATCTACAACGGCTGTAGTAGCTTTAGCAATACCGCGACTGACATCAGTAGCATTATGGAAGTCTAAAGAACCTAAACCGTGTTTGTAAATCTCAGCTGCTAGCAGAGTTGATGTAGTAGTACCGTCACCGGCACCGTCTGCTGTTTTAATAGATGCCTGCTTAACAAGCTGTGCACCCATATTCTCAACTGTATCTTCTAATTCAACAGCCTTAGCTACTGTAACACCGTCTTTAGTAGAGATAGGGTTACCTTGCTGCTGTTCGATAATAACGTTACGTCCGTTAGGACCTAGCGTAGCTGTTACAGCATTTGAAAGTTTCTCTACACCGTTAAGAAGACCTTTACGGGCATCATTTGAAAATTCTATACGTTTACTCATAGTAATTCGTGATCTGATTCTGGATTATATGTTTCTTGTACTTTACAGAGAACTTCTCGAGATTGAGCAATGTAGAACTCTTCGCCTTCAAACTCTACTCGGAGGGTTCCAATCTTAGGTAGCAATACAATATCACCTACATTAAAGTTAACTGGGATAAATTTACCGTATTCGGACATACGTCCAGGTCCTACAGCAATAACTTCGCCCATCTCAGGACGTTCTTTACCCATATCAGCGATGATGATGTTACCGTACATCTGCTCAGTCTCTTCTATAGGTTTAACGACCAAGCGGTCATTCATAGGTACTAATCTTTTCATACTGGGATGCGATTATTTAATTGTGTGATTACATTATCATAGGCCTTCAGAAAGTCTGTAAGATCTACTGTCTGTTGATTAAGACTTTCAACTGTAAGGTATCGAGCTGCTCTTTTGATTGCTCCTTCTAGACTGCTATAATAACCTAAAGGTAAAGTAGAACCTTCGATCATTAAAGTGTACTGAGTTTCATCCATACTAATATAGTACGGTGTTAACATATCGTCTTTGATTGTTACTTGGGGCTTTACATGCCCAGCCTTTTTTCCTCTTGCCATAACTTGTTTTGATTATACTCTTAATATACGAAAAAGAGTACAGGGAGCCAACTCTATAACTTATTTAATTTTAACTTTCGTAGGTTTATTTTCCTCAGTGTGAGGGATATTAATTGTTAAGAGACCATCCTGCATCTTAGCATCGATAGCTTCCATGTCAAATCTACGAGCAATCTTATAACCTAAATTGAAGGAACGTTTGGCAATTCCTTTGTGATACACTCTGAGGTTCTCAGGATCTTTTTTAAGCCTGTCCTCTGAGTTATGTACAATACGGAGTACGTCACCTTCCACATTAATCTCAACATCTGATTTGCTAAGACCTGTGCAGGCAATCTCGAAAAATAGTCCGTGTTGTGTTTCGTAAATGTCGACCGGGTGTCCGATCTTGTTGTCTACCGGAGAATTAAAGGTAGAGTTCTGATTGAAGAAATCCTTGAAAAGGATATCAAATGTTGAGGATACGTTATTATCCCACAACTTGTAGTTGATTTGTGTCATAGTCCTTAGATCTATTTAGTTAGTAATTTATGTAACCCGACTCCCATTCGGTGAGTCATCTTATGAGCGGCTCCCTGCTCTTTCATATAAATATATACGATTTATTTTTAGTGGCCGTCTCTCCAGTTATAAGAAATCTCAGGAGGTGCTTTTAGAGTTACTCCTTCAAGCTTGGTAGTACTCTCCATAATCTCTTTTACGATAGGAGCTACAAACTCTGCCTGGTCTTCTGGTACGTTAATGATCAACTGGTCATGTACCTGTGCTTGAACACGGCCGTCGATCCCAAGCTCTTTCAGCTTGCGATTGATCTGTACTGCCGCTCGGTTTACGACAGCCGCTGCAAGGCTCTGCAGTTGGTAGTTCAAACAGTTATTCAGTCCGTTTCGGTAGTCACGGTACCATTGTAGTACTTGATCCTTGCCATAACGTTCTGAAAGGTCTTTCCGGAACTTCCAGTCCATGATCTGGTCTCCGAAAGTATCGTACATCTTTTTAACTTTAGGTAGGTGACGGATACGGCCTACCTTATTCTTAATAAAGCCATGCTCTTTAACCTGCTTACGAGAGTTAATACGCCACTGCTTAAGTTGAGGAAATCCATTTAGGTAACCATCTACAAGTACTTCGGCTTCTTTCTGAGAGATGCCTAGTGTCATTCCTAGAGCGTAAGCTTCCATACCATATGCAATACCGAGGGAGTAAGCCTTAGCTTGGTTACGCTTAACAGGGTCTAACTTCTTAAGGTAGTTAGGAGCTCTCTTATCAGCTGATACTCCGTCAGGGTACTTATCTCGCTGCTCATCTAGCTTCTCAGTTCTGATAGCAACAGTAGAGTAGAAGTCCCATCCGTTGTTAAAGATCTCCTGAAGGTTAATGTCTCCTGATACAGAAGCAAAGCAGTGAGGTTCCAATGACTCGTAGTCAGCATCGATAATTTTACGTCCTGGTCCTGAGGTTAAGAAAGCACGGACGATATTAGTATACTTGACGATGATAGGAGCATCTTCTCCTTCCTCTTTAGGCTTAGGTAGTTGCTGAGCATCTGAACCATAACGGCCTGATACAGTACCGTTCTGTTTAAAGTAGAAGTAGTAACGTCCGTCTTCGTGATTATCTACAAAGCGATCGATATAAGTAGACTTAATCTTAAGTAGCTTGTTATAGATACGAAGATTCTCAGCCCATTCGTAGTCTTTAGAGAGCTCTTCAATCATATCCATGTCAAACTTATCACGACCGGACTTAGTATTAGCTCCTGATACAAGAGGTTTAATACCCATATAGTCAAATACAAGTTCACCTAAGTGTTTCTTAGATTGAATGTTGATATACTCCCCATCATTCTTCTCTTTCCATAATGCCATAGAGATTTTAAGTACCTCCATTTCATTCAGCACATCTAAGTTTCCAGTTAAGAGGTACTCTTTAGCAGGAGAATCTTCTAGCTCTCCTACAGTCTTTTGAGTAATAGAGTACTTACCGGTCTTCTCAGATTTAGGCAGAGGTAAAGAGTAACGCATAGCTAAGTATTGTGCCCATGTTCCTTTATGAGAAGGTGGGAACTCTTTTAGAGCAGTATCTACAACCCATTCTTTACCGGCTGGTAGAGCTAGAATAGAGTCAAGTACAATCTTTTTATTCTTCTGAAGATCTTCAATAATCTCTTTCTTAGTCTCTTCTAGTAGCTCTAAGTCTAAATCTACTCCCATCTCTTCCATAGGAATAGTTACTTCACGGTACAGAGGCATAACTTCCTCTTCAAAGAAGAACTGCTCTAAGTTCTCTTCTTTAAGTTTCTGAATAAAGTAAGTACATACTCGGAGAGTTAAGTCAGTATCGGCAGCGGCATACTTTGATAGTACGTCCATGTCTGCTTTGTAGATCTCAAAGCTTTCCTTAGTTACTGAGCCTCCGTTACGTTTGATAGACTCTTTCAGTTCGATCTGCTCTTCGTTAGCAGCCTTCTCTACATCTAGACCGATGTGCTCTTGAATAGAAATAGCTAGAGGCTTAAGACCGAATACTCCCATACCTGCTCCTTCTTCTTGGACGGTATGTACTAGCAGAGCAGTATCAACCCAGAGACTATCTAGTAAGTTAACACCGTAGAAGTTCTTAGTAAATCGGCAGTCAAACGATGCGTTGTGCATCACAAGCTTCTTACCGACTAGCATACTTAAGATCTTCTTAGCTAAGGTATGACAACCGATGCCTTCGATCTGAAGTTCATCTAGAGTCTCAGTAGCGTGATTCCAAGCCATAGTTGGCATATAGAAACCAATACCAATATCACCTGAGACGGAGAAGCCGACTACTTTACCCTTACGCATGTTAAGGGAGTCGGTCTCGGTATCGTACGCAATAACGTTTGATTCGTTAATGTGCTGGATGAGTAGGTTAACAGTTTCCTTATCTGTAACCGTATAATACTTTTTTTCTATCGACATATATTAAAGATAAGAAATTTCATTTAGATTACAAACTAGGTAGTTTTCTACCAGAGTATTCCAGTTATCATTAGTCGGACGAATTGCACGCTTCTTGCGACTACCCATCGTCATCCAATTAATCATTTTACGCTCACGGCGTTCGTGTAGATTAAATGCGCTTTGGTTAACTATTACCTGACGAGGTACGTTAAATACTTCTCCTGTATCACAGACGATAAGTAGAAAATCAAAATCTAAGTCTGAATGTAGAGTTACAAGATTTCGTTCTGAAGATTTAGGTACGTGCATCTTAGGGCTAAGATACTTTGTAGAATACCTTCCAAGCTTACCTGTACCGTCGATATTATTTTCACGAGGTGGTGCTGGTGTGTATTCTTTATCTCCAATAATTTCTTTTATAACTAACAAGGCTACTGCTTCACCGTACAGGCCACTTAGCTGATCAGGGTCAAGTTTAAGCTTTGATGCTAGCTCTCTACATTTATTAAGCGTCTCAATCAGCTCTACTACTTCAGTCTTACTCATAACCGTTACTTTTTAATACTCTATAAAGATAAGAAAGGAGCCCGTAGGCTCCAACTTATTGACGTAAAGTTTTTCTCATTCGTTTACCCGAATCAGTAAACCATCCTGGGATCATATCTTTATGTGTAGCTCGAATAGGATTAATATCCAATCCACCACGACGTGTATATAAACATGCTACCATAAGCTTCTCAGGTTGATAGGCTTGCTGAAGGTGAGTAAATACCATCTCACAGATCTCTTCATGGAAGTGAGATACTGTACGGTGACTAACGATATACTTGGCTAGTGACTCAAGCTTAATTGAGTTATGACCTTGCATATGGATGTAGATATCACCCCAGTCAGGCTGGTTAGTTACTCGGCAGTTACTACGTAGCAAGTTAGAACTTACTTTAGTTGTAACAGACATTGGAAGATTGCCGCCAATCTCAAGCTGACCTGCATCAGACTTAAAGGCTGTAAACTCAATGTTGTCAAGGTTTACTGTTGCACCTAAGTCTGTAAAGCCATCAAACTCAAACTCTGGAGTGTATGTATTGCCGAAGAAGGTACAGGTTACATTTCCTCCTAGTAGGTCAGTTAGGTCTTTAGCTACTGTTGTTTCAATCTCCTTGATACACTCCTTAGCTGTCTGACCCATCGGAGTCATATTCAAAGAGTTCAAGTATAATTTGATAGACTTTGACTCAACGTGAAACTCTGTATTAGCTGGGCATACAATCTTTAACATACCTGCTACAGGCTGACCTTTTTTAGTAATAGCTGAAACTTCATAAGCGTTCCAAGCATCTACTCCTACGAATGGAAGATTACTCTCCTCAATTCCGTAAGCTTCTCGGTTTAAATAACGAGGTACTGCTACTAGCAACTCAGCATTGTACTGATCTGAGTAACCTTCTCCACCTACCTTACCGAGGTGTTTACCAGCAATCTCAACGACTGCATTGTAGTTCTTTACTTCTTCCATTTACTTTATGTATTTTAAAATTTGATCTACTCGCTGCAATGGTGAGCCAGTAACAGTTAAATAATGACGGTCAGTTAAATCGAGTTGATACTTAAACTCTTCATCAATAATCTTTCTCCAAGCTTCATCTACACTGCGCTGACCATCATCCACAGCATCGAATTCAATAGGGAAATAAATATAGTGCGTATACTCATCCTGCACTCTAGTCCAAGTATCTTCAATAAAGTCTAAGCCTTGAGAAGATAAAGCAGGCATATGCTTAGAGTATACAACTAAGTCTAGATAACAACGATCTAGAATCAAACTATGAGGCTTAAGCAAAGCCTCTAAGTGAAAAGAAGAAATAGCTAACTGAGTCTCAGTAGTACCTGCTTCGTTAATAGGAAAGCCAAACTTAGCTACCGTACGAGTACTTTCGTTAATAAACTCATACTTAGGTAGTTTAGCTTTCAATAACTCATACACAGTAGTCTTACCAGTACTACTAGCTCCTACTAATGCAATTCGTCTAACCATAGTTTATTATGTAAAAATTCTATCCACATCTCTACTGATGTGTCATGTAAGATACGAAAAATATCGTTCTTAGGCAACATCTTATGTATACTTTCTCGCTCCACTAGAACTTCTCCTTCATCTACTCCGGCAGTTACTTTGTGAATAACACAGCCAGCAGTCTTATAGTTACCTTCCCAGGCTCTATATTGAGGATCTTTTCCTTTTAGGTCTGGATATTTAGTAATCAATCCTGGATGTCCGTTATAGATTTCATAGCGATTACAGATAGAAGCAGGCATTACTCTTAACCATCCGTGTAAAGTTACAACAGGGTTATCACTTATTGCACTCATCAGCCATACAAGCTCATGCTCCTCAGGTCTATTCTGAGTATACTTTAATAGGTCTGTAGGAATCTCAGGATGTATAGTACGTAAATGAGAAGGCCTGATATTAGTAATAATAAGGTCAGGCCAGCGACCTAACTGCTTACTAACCTGAACAATCTCAGATCCAGTCTGACTAAAGAATGCTATCCACGGACGAGTTGCTACCATGTGCGAACCATCTAAAGCGTTGAACATTATAAACTGCTGAAGTAACCTGCTCAGAGGTAGGAGTCATATTAATCATCTCAAATAACTTGATTGATGCCTTATCCCACAACCCTTGATCTTTATACTCGATTCCCAACAAACCGTGTACTACTGGGTTAGAAGTATCTAGTGAGTAGATCCAATCGTAGTCTTTATAGAAAGCAAACTCTTGAGGAAGTCCACAGCCTAGTAGGTGGTGAGGGATATCTGGGTTGATTACTCCATCACGTAACATCTTACCTAAGAGCACAACTCTGCCTAGCATCCAGCTAACATACTTGTTAGGGTGTGGTACGAGCTGTTCGTAATAACTGTAATCGAAAGAGATAGCCACCATATCTACCTTTGCTATATTAATCATGTAGTCATAGCAATTGATAAGCTCAGAGTAAGTCTTTCCCTGTAGTACTCCAATCTTTTTACTAGGTGCTGCTAGATGATCTGCATACTTAAAGTTCCACTCAGCCATATTAGCACAAGTACGCTTTACATTCTCTAATGCATCAGGTACGATGTACCAGGTAGGCTTTAAATAATCAATCCAGAAAGCAAAGCGTTCTGAATCAAAAGCTTTTCCTAATTCAAAGATAGAGTTATCGAGAATAATCTCTCGTCCTTTATCTCGTGCTTCTACAAACTTATCTAAATAAGTTTCGTTCTCTTCAAAGAGATGTACTAAAGCGTAATCATAATCCGTATACTGCTGAATAGTGTCAAAGCTAGCAATAGGACTCTCGTGTGCAATCTTAACCATTGGCGTTTCCTAAATCGTTAAATAACTTGTTTAATTCTAACATACTATCTTGAAGTTTACCTAAATTATCTTCAAGCTCTTTAGCGCTCTTGATCTGCAAGGCTTCCTCTACTACTTCTAAAGGTACAACCCAGCGTTGTAGGTCTTCTAAGAAGATACTATTTTGTTCTACCAGTTCTTTTGGACTCATTGCTTAGCGTTTTCGATTTCTTCTGGAGTAAAGAACTGCTCAAGATTAGGAGCGAAGTAGTTAATAGATTTCATAACCTTATCGTCCGCTTTGCGATAAACAACATAACGGTTTCCCACCTTACGGAAGTAACACTCGCCGTGCTGTTGAGAACGGAGAGCAATAGTCTCTTCTGCTTCTTCTACAGTCGCACAGCTCTTAGACATATTCGATGCCTGTACCTCTCGGTAAGCTGGTACGATCTTATTCTTCAATCCAAACACCATGGTAGCATTTCCAATAGCTACGTAAAGTAGATCGCAGATAGCATCTAGTACTTCTACAATATCTTTCTCTTCAATAGCGTGTGCTAGTTCGTCAGTCTCTTCTTTAATAAAATCTACTACGAAGTTAGTAAGTTTCTTATCATTAGGAATAATAGGAGTGTAATTGTTCGGCTTACCGAACGTATCGTTGAAGATCTCTACTTCGTCGATAAATGGGACACTTTTTGCTCGTTTCATTTGCATGCGTAACCTTTAACAAATTCATAAAATTCTGCTCGTGCTGAGTCTTCGTACATAAAGCTACCTGATAGCTTAGAAGTCTTCATTGACGCACCAGCGTGTTTAGTACCGCGGCATGATACACAATTGTGAGTAGCTTCTACCATAACTGCTACACCTACATTACCTTCACAAACAGTATGAACTGCATTATGAATAGCAACAGTAAGCTGCTCTTGAATAGCACCTCTACGTCCGAAATGCTCTACAATACGATTGAGCTTAGATAGACCGATTACCTTACCTCCAGGACCTGGAATGTAAGCAATATGAACTCGACCTTGAATAGTCTGGTGGTGATGCGAACACATCGAGGTCAAAGGAATATTACCCTCAAATACAATACCATCATAACCATCAGCAGGGAAGGCTGTGATCTCAGGCATAGGATTGAATCGTCCTGCCCATAAGTCGTTTACATAAGCCTTAGCTACTCGACGAGGAGTATCAGATGAGTTAGGGTCATCACGCCAGTCACATCCTAGAGCATCTAGGAATTCTCCGAATGCCTTTGCAGCATTCTCAATAATAGTATGCTTCTCTTGATCTGTTAAGTGCATAGAGTTCATAGAATGAACTTTAAACTTCTCAGCCAGTTGAGAAGAGACACCATTAGCGAACCCGGCTTGAGCGAGTTCTACATCATAACGTTTTTTATCTGCCATATAATTTGTTTTTTTAGGTGGTGCTTCGACACCTCTTATTAATATACGAAAACTATTTCAGAGTGCAAACACACTTCTGTAATTTCTTGCATAACCTTTATCGTTATCCATTCCAAAGCCTACTACCCATTCATCCTTGATAGTGAATGCATGATAGGAAGGTACTGGGGGTATCCTAGAAGTTTCTCTAGTCAGTAGAGTAACAATATTAATCGAGGCTGGGTGTTTGACCTGAAGGTATTCAATCACAGCATCCATTGTATTACCCGAATCGTAAATGTCGTCTACGATATAGACGTGCTTTCCTTTAACAGGCGTCTCTAAGTCTTTGGTGATCTGAATATCACCTTGTTTCTTTTTACTGACGTATGATCTTATTCTCATAAAATCACATTCTACGTCTACTGTAATGTTGCGTACTAGGTCTGCATAGAACATAAATGCTCCATTCAATAACCCTACCATAACGATTGGAGTTTTATCTCCATTGTGCTCTGCTGAGATCTTCTTAGCGATGATCTTAGTTTGGATATCAATATCCTTTGCGTCAATTAACTGTTGCATACTTTAATCTAATTCTATCTGAGATTGGAATTGGTTCATTATTTTCATCAATACGTACAAACTTAATCTTAGTGGAGAGTATTACCGACTGACTTCCTGAGTATACGTTATGTGCTCTAGCTTCAAGATAGAGAGTTAAAGACGTATTTCCAACTTCTGCTACCTTTCCATAAATTTTTAACAACTGACCTTCTTTGGCTGGTTTCTTAAAAAGACATTCGTCTATCTTGATAGTAACCATTCTAGGAGTATCAGCTACCTCCATTGCCATAGCTGCTCCAGCAGCATCCAACCAGGCTAACAGCTTACCTCCAAAGAGGTTAGCATGAAAGCCGAGGTCAGATTTCTTAATAGGATGCGTACTAATTAATTGCATTTCTGCAAGGACATTTATAATCTGAGAGCTCTGATGTTACAGGTTTCTCGTTCTTAAAATAGTAACATTCTCGGCGATTTGCAACTTTTAGTTCCTTATAGTATCCGGAAGGGATAGCAGCACCGCCAGGTACTCTTTCAGGATTAGTTGAGAATTCTACTCGGATAAAGACTTGTACTTCGTGTCCTAATGCTAATTCTCTTTCTCGAGTCTCTAGCTTCTTCCATACACCTCTATTGAGAGATTGGTGCTGCAAGGAAGAGTTAACGTATGTAAATGTCTCCAATAGCATTTCACGGGTACAGTTAAAGTCTGCGGCAGGAGCCATATGACCTTTGTCCCATTCGTTGGCTACATAGTCATCGTTATCGGAAGTATGAATTCCTTTTTCTTTGTGGAAGTCCATTCCTGATCTAGAAGCAGTACCTGTAGGACAAGCTACACCGTAACGTACTGATAAAGGATTCTCTAGAGGTTCTGAATACCAGATTCTAAAGTAAGGAGTGTTCCATTCAACGCTGTCTCTTAAAGATTTCTGACCAGAGGCTGTAAAGGAGTAAACCGAGAATGCCACCCATAACAAGAAAGTAAAGTGCTGCCATTTTTTCATAATTAATAGTTTAGTGATTTTGAGATTACTGGGAATTGTTCGATAAAGATCTTCTTGATCTCTTTTGCTACATCTTGAATCTCTTTCTGAGCATGAGCATCATCTCTGAGATCTAAGAAGTGGATCCATGAACGAATAGAACCGGTCATGTGAATCTTAGTTTTAGTAGATAGTGGCAATACCATTCGAGCTACTTCTCTTGCTACACCTTCATCAAGGAGTCGCTTATAAAGATCTTGGGAAGCTCTAAAGTGTTTACCGATCTGAGCTGAAGCTGCAGTACTGTATCCGGCATAGAATACGTCTGGGTTAAATACTTCAGTGGAGCTTTGTCTATTATCTTCAGCTTGTTTTCTTAGCTCTACACTCTCAAACATACCGTCAATTAAGCTTACATCCTGGTAACGTTGTGAGAACTCTTGGTAGGTAAAAGAGCGGTGACGAATTAACTGAATACCAATAGCTTTAGAAGTCTCAATCTCTACAGACATATATCCGTGCTCGAATGGAGACCAATGCTTATGCTTGATAAGGTAGTGTAGTAGCCTTTCAGGCTTCTCTACCTTGTCGGTACGTTTAGAGGATACTCTAGCAATTTTTACAATTGCATTCTCCGCGTCCGGAGTTACATGATTTAGGGTTACTTTCATATTTGTTGATATTCAATTTTTGGGATCTCTCTACAAAAATAGAGTAGACCGTCTTTACGGAAGGTATGTGTACAAGACCAGTACTGTTTAAGAATTTCAACATCCCATTGACGATCCTCTCTAAGTACTCTCTGAACTTCATACCAGTCATCATTTAATGTTATTATATCTTTTCTTCTCATTTATATTCTAATCCGAAATGCTTATAGTTAGCATGTACAGATGCTTGATCACCCATCCTAATAGCCCATTCTTCACTGTCCCAAATAGCTTCTACTGGGCAAGCTGGAATGCAAGCTCCGCAATCAATACATTCATCTGGGTTAATGAACATTTGCTGTAGGTCCTCGTATATACAGTCAACAGGACATACATCCATACATCCACTGTCTTTAACATCTATACACTTAGAACCTATAATATAACTCATTTCCAGAGTACTTGAACACAGATTAATACTAGAGCTAGAAGGAGACTAATAGCAGTCTTAGTGGATATCGGCTCTCCCATATAGTACCATACGCAGAAGGCATAAACTATCATTCCTGTACCGAATCCTATAAAACGAGCAGGCCATAGTAAACCGTCAAAGCCAGCGACTGCTGTTCTGGTAGCCCAGATAAAAATGAACGAAATAGGTATACCAAATAGAGCAACAGCCCATTCGTACTTTTTAAACCAGCTCCAGATAAACTGTCCGTTAAGCTGGTAGAAGGTTATTACTTGTCCTAGAAAGAACAGACTAGCTCCAAGAAGTATACTCTTTATATTCAAAACGTGTATTTTCATTTGAGGCTACTAAGCCCTGTTTGGTTAATGCATCTAATTTATAGCCGTAGATACTTAGGGCTTTAATAACGTGTGCTGGTTCGATAGCGCTATTACTCCACATCAACCATAAAGCTCCTAAGTATCCGTTTGGCATTATACTTCTCTCTTAGTATCGTAGGCAATGATGTGATCACGTCCGGTCATATTGTAACCGTGCTCGGCACACATCTCAAATACGATTGGGTACATTTCAATTAAAGTCTCACGAGTATCACCTGCAGGCATAACAAAAGTCTTGTCTTTAGGAATATTCATCTCAACCCTAAATGCTTCAATCTCTACTAGATTCGCTGCGCTACCGTCCCATACCGGCTTAAAGTGGTAATCAGTATGATAGTCCAAAGTCTGACGGATAGCATCTTTGTTGATACGGAACTTGTTATGTTGCTTAATCATCTTCTCATCTGCAATAGCGCCTTGAGGTGTAACAGCTCCTACTACGGGTACGCTATTAGAGAACTTAGGAGATAGAGAGATAAGATCAAGAGGATAGTCCGTCTCAAGGAAGTGAGAACCTTCAGTCTCAATAGTAACAATAATACCTCTTTCTTTAGCAAAGTGAGTAATCTCATTTACTAAGGCTGGGTGCATTGTTGGGCTACCTCCTGTTAGCATCATCTCCTTTACGTGAGGATTCTCATCGTAAATCTTAATAATATCGTTAAATGAATAACCACCTTTCTCTGGATGGATAGAGGTATACCAGCTATCACACCAACCTCCTTCACCGAAGTAGCAGCGGTGAGTACATCCTGTAGTACGTACAGCGATAGTAGGACGTCCAAAACGACTACCCTCTGATTGTACACATCGGTAAAGCTCTACAATCGGCAGTACCTTATTATAATCTTCAATTCTCTTAAGCGCCATAGATTGCTGAGTTTTTGTGGTTCTCCATAAATTTAACTTTAATGACCTTAACTCGGCCGTCTGTCTCTGTCTGTACGAAGTCATTTAGCTTGTGGTAAAGAAATTCAGCAAATTTCTCTGCACCTACTGCCTCTACTACTCGTAACTGAATAACGCCTCTGTCGGCCATATCTCTGAAGTTATCTAGTTCAGGATCGTCTTCTGCTACAACTACAGTATGATCGAACATATGCTCCATCCATTCTTTAGGTTGCATACCGTCGATCAGGTTCTTAGCTCGCTTCATACCTCCGAAGTCCCATACCCAGTTACGGTGATCGAGATCTCCTTCAAACGTTACTTCAAACTCTACATCATAGCCGTGTAGGTACTGACAGTGTGTAGTATTCGCTTTCCATTGACGGAAGCAAGTACTAAAGCCATCAAACTTCTTTCTTGACTTATACATTTGTAAAATTATTATATTGTTCAATATAGTGACTTAATGGCTTAGCGCCAACTGTACGAGCAAATTCTTTTCCAGAATCATCAATCAGTACTACAGTAGGTACACTGCGGACTGTGTATTCCATCGTTAGGAGCTCTTCCGTATCGATGTTAATTTTTTCTACAGCAATTCCTTCTGCTGCTACTTTTTCCATTGTTGGACCTAACATTCTACAAGGACCGCACCAAGGTGCTGAGAAATACAAATACTTCATACTAATTCTTCGATTATGCCGACTGCCTCACTCAAGACCAGTACCACCATTGCTGTTGGGATATCAACAATAAGCAGTGCGTAACCAAGAATACGGACTCCGGATTTAATAAATGAGATAATTTGATGCCATTTCTGATCAGGCATCTTTTCAATGTTCTTACTTTTCGGAAGAACAGGCTCTACTAATAACTGTTTTTTCATTCTACTATAACTTTAATTGTATCGTTTACTATTATCTGAGTACCTAGATCGTAGTTATAACGCGTTCTTGTGAAGACATTAATCGTATCTCCCACCATCTCTTCAAACACCAGTACTTCACACCGGGGCTGGTATGTGTGCATAGCATTCACAAAGTTTGTACTTCCAAACGTATAACCTACTGCATTTATAATGTAGTTAGGATTTGTAATATAGATTGTAGTATCTCCTGTTGAGATAGGGTAATTAAAGCTTGGGGAAGTATATTGGGAAGTAAATGGAGAGTACAGAGGTATTTGCATAGCAATGGTATCAAATACATACCAGGTATCGCTATCATATACTACTTGAAGTAGCGGTACTCCATTTATAACATATTGAGGATGTAGGGAATCTAACTGACCGATAACCTGGAAGTAATTTATACCTGAATATTGTAAATGCCAGTATCCGTCTTGATAATAAGTTCCAGGATGTTGAATAGTATCTACTCTATGAATAGTAGTACATTCCTGACAAGGTTCAGGAACATAGGGCTCAATCGTTTCACAAGCCCAGAGCAGAGGTAATAATAGTAGTAACTTTTTCATCCGGTGTTTTTATAGTGGTGCTCCGACACTCTTAATATAAGAATAAATAGGGAGGGAGACAAGCTCCCCCCTAATTAATTTGCGTGTGCTGCTAAAACTTTTTCAACATGCTCACGTGCTACCTCCCAGCTCACTGGGCCGGTCTCATCAGCGTACGCTACAGGATCAGGTCGTCCTAGCTTAATAAAAGCTTCAATACGCTCTACTGAAGAAGCTGATTTGTAGTCTGAGTACCAAGTCCAGGCATTAGTCTCTGGACGGTGATAGTACTTGATTGGCTTATAAGAGGTGTTAGTACGCTTATAAACTTCATCAAAGTCTATTCCTAGCTTCTCACATAATACCAGTCCGTCTTCTAGAATAGTAAACTTATCGCCTTCAAGATAAGGAGTCCAATAAGATACGCGCTCAGCGTCCCAGTTACCAGTGCGGAAAGCAGCGTCATCTGCATCCCGAAATTCCTGTCGGCAGTCCGGATAGATCGCATGATCACCAGCATGAATGCCCAACGCAATGGAAGTTTCTTCCTGAGTTTCATTTGCAATAGAAAGTGCTACAGCTTGAGAAATTGAACTGAAGATTTTGTTTCGGTTCGGTACAACAGTAGCTTTCATATTCTCTTCTGCGTAATGACCTTCAGGTACTTCAGCACCACCTGTTACTAGAGCCGAGTTGAGCAGGTCAACCAAGCCGTCTAGTTTGATTACTCGGTAATTAACAGAGTGACCGTTATCACTCAAGTACTTTACCAACTCTTGAGCTCTTTCAAGCTCTACTCTGTGCTTTTGACCGTAATCAAAAGACATTGCTGTTACTGTATCAAACTCTTTAAGAGCTTTTAGAAGTAACGTAGAGGAGTCCATCCCTCCTGAAAGACTAACAACAACGTGTTTTGCCATTTTAAATATAATTTATAACTGCCAGGTATTTTAAGCGTATAGGCTTACGCTATTCCTAATTTTCTTTCTAGTCGAGCAAACTCTGGATCGATTACATCATCCCAGTAGTACTCACCTTCGAATTCGTCTTCAGGCTCAGGTTCGGTCTCAACAGTTAGGTACTGGCCGGCATCTGTAATCTTAATTACTCCAATAGGATCGTATGCTTCATCCCAATAACGTGCTGTAAATGTAGCATCCGGATCAATAGCCATCAACTGTCGATGCATTTCTTTCAATAGATCTGATGGTGGATACCAAGCTGATTCAAAGCTAACTTCAAATTCATTCTCATAGGTGCTATAATCGTAAATTGTAATCCACTTTGAACCTACTTTATCAATAAATAATTCAGCATCAGCACCAAATACATCTACAATATGTGGAGTTTCCTTTTCATTTGGATACTTCCCATCATTCATATTTTCAAACTTTCCATACAAAAAGTCAACTGCTTCTTTTGAAGCAACAATTTTTACATCTGTTCTACAAGTATTTGCCATTATTCTTCAATATAATATTCAGTTCCACCATCTTTAGTACGAACATTTTCCATTTCATCGTAAACTTCATCCATTACCTCATCTACGAGATCATCGTCGCCTGAGTTATACCGCTGTAACTGTTCTTCAGTTAGCTCTACTGCGTAGTAACGGTAGTCTGTTTCTACTCTAATTAATTTAGCCATAATTAAAGCTTTTCAGTATCAAAATATAAAACTACTTTACTAGTAGGCATAAAGATAGTAACCATCTTTATTCCCTGACCGTATTCCTGTACCAGGATAGTAACCTTTTGTCCATCGTGTACTTGAAGAGCATCAATCCAGAGGTACTGGCCTTGGTCATTTTCTCGCATCTCATAATCGTAAATAGTAAATGCAAACTCTTCACCGGTTGATACTCGGACCATTTTCATGTAACCGCTTCCGTTATCGTTGAAGTACGAAAGCCAAACATTATTATCTGAATGACGATCGACTAAATCGAAGAACATCCATTCGTCTTCTACATCACTCCAAACCATACGCTGGGTGGAAGTATTGCGAGTGATTAGTACACTCGGTTCCTCAGTAGGCTTTTGACCGTAAGCGCTAAGAGCGGTTAAGGTAACAAATAGACCTAAGATTAATTTTTTCATTTTTCGGTACGGTACTTACCGCGGATTACATCCACAATAAACTGCAAGAATAGGAACGCCATAGTTCCGATTGCAATAAAAGGCACAATAGCCATAAAACTGTCCATTACTTTGTTCTTTTTAATTTATACTTAATATATGAAAAAGCTGGCAGGATTCCAACTCCTGATGCTGAAATTGTAAAAAGATTTGGATGCCAGTGCTCTCCACAAAAACCTAACGAGTGCTTAATAAGCTCAATCATTTTCTGGTATGTGTTTTTCGTATAGTGTAATTGAATTTGCTACGTGCTGTACTAGCTTCTCTCCATGAAGCATAGTCAATCCTTTAGCTCTACCCAGTACAGTTCTAACGATCTCTACTTTTCTATCTCTTGACATATGGTGTCCTCGCTTCACTTCTTTTTGCGTTTTTTACGTAATATACTAAATAACCGCTCTTGAACTGCCTGACGCAGTTCTTTAATAGATCGACGGCGCTTACGAGCAGCTTCCGACTTCATTATTCGTTCAGCTTTTTTCATAACGTATTATTTTTTAGAATTCGAACTAAATCTTTTAGATCTCCTTCTCCTTTGATACTTAGGGTTCTAGAGTCAAAGATCATAGCTTCCCAGCCGTTCTTTGCCGCTTCATCATCTGAGTTAGACATTATACAGATATCCCCGATATCAGCGGTGTAGTAGTAAAAGGTGTATTCGTAACCTGATTCTTCTGGAGTGACTTCGTTACGCTGAAAGCCTAGCTCTTTAAAAATTTCTTCTGTCATAACACTACGATACATCATCTAAACTTACACCATGCTCACTCATAAACTCAAATAACTTTTCTCTAGCTTGAACATAAGCATCGTACTTATCTTTGCTAAATCCTTCATCAGGCATATACTTATACTGAGCTCTTAGCCATTGATCCATATCCCAACAAACATTCCACCAATCTTGAGCTTTAGTTGCAAGTTCAAACTCTTGATTGTCTTCAGGCAGATTAAATTTTAAGATAGCTTCCATAATTCGTATACTGAGTTCTTAGTCTTAAATTTAAGAAAATTTTCTCGTTTTTCCAACACCTCTGTAATAGGAGTTGTTTGCCAAGTAAAAAACTGATTGAATGGAGACATAATCAATGAACGTTCTACTGCTGGTTCATCGTGTTTGGATTTAAACTTACCTTCTTCATTCCATTCAACCCACATTACTTCCTTAGATTCATTGGTTAGTCCGTCTCGTTCACGAACCAGTTTCCAATTGAATTCGTTTTCAATTACATTTTGTTCAAGAGCAACCTTCAAGACATTATCTTCTAATGTCATTGGGATTTTGGTTTGTTTTAACTTGCTCATTTCTCTTTGGTGTTACAAGTTATTTCAAATGGTGGTTCGTATGGATTCTTGGTACTATTTGGAGAATAAGGTGGTAGCGTTACTTGTGTTACTTGGTTTTCTACAAGGAGTATTACTGCTTCTTCTGCTGTAATATGATTATTCTCCAATAATCTTTGAACTATTTCTGCTTTATTCATTCCTCTTCTTGTTTTTGTCCTCGTCTGTAAAATCCGTGCTCAATGTCCGACGCAAGATTTTGTAAATGTTTTGGTGCTGATATTGAGATTCTTAAATCATAGTGATACCATTTAGTTTTATAATCCCACATCAGTATACCTTTAGTTAGTTTACGATGTAGGTTTGATAATTTACGATTACGAACCCTCACAATACTTTTATCATTTCCAAACACTTCTAAAAAACGTAGAAACCATCTTGGACACCATTTCGGTTTCGCTTCATAATCCATTGCTAGTATTAGAGGGAACATTGCTTTACCAATATCACTATCTTTATCGTAAGGTATCATACCTAAGTAGCCATATTTTTCATATCCTTTAGGAAAGAAAATGTAACGTAAATCATCCCATTCTAAGTCACGAGTATGAATCATACCTTTCTTACGACCTTTCCAGAATAACATAGATTGACCGAACGATTTAGCTTTTTGGCTAAATGTTTTATTTTCTTTTATTTTAAATTTAGTCCTCATATAATACCTCCTATAATATCTCTGTCTTGTAAATGATCAAACTTACCATAAGTCTTAATCAAATAACCAGTTTTTACGGGTTCAAATGAACTTACAATTCTGTTTTCAAATTCTTTACCTAAATACTCTCCAAGATCAATACCTCTGGTCAAATAAGGACCGCCAGATGGATCAACCATACTGATGTTTTTTGTATCTGAATATACTAGTGATTGGTACTTCTTAGAGATTTCAGAATACTCAAATGTGACATCGTCATACCTGTGTACTTCCTTCTCAAAGTCCTGAATATGCATATCACCTCCGTCCTTGCGGTATTGCTGATAAGCGTCTTTATAGACGTTAGGCCAACCATATCGGCACCATTTAAAACTACCTTCCCACAATACATTACCATCTTCCTGTTTGGTAAATGTATAAACGTCTCCGTATCTGTTTGTGTACTTCATATAACCTTAATCACTTTATACCTAAATATAAGAACTATCTTTCAGATCTACAACTTTAAAATGCTTCATCTAAAGTTGCCGGACGAATATTTTTATTGTAGTTGTAGCTCTCTAGATCTTCCTCAGACATTTGAGGAGCTTTTTGAGGTACTGCTTTAGGTTTAGGAGTGCGAAACATCTCAGGTCTGTTCTCCTGCACCCAATACATATAACCCGGATCAATCTCCCATACCTCTTGGTATGTGTAATCCTTATATTTACCTGATCTGAATCTCATTAATGAGTATATTCTACTAAATCTTCCAAACCTTCTTTCTTTATCTTTGCTTTTAAAGAAGCAATGTAATGACCTGCTTCTGCATAGTGCTTACCTAGGTACTGGTAGTATTCAGTTTCGTTTCTAGCTCTACTTAGGTACTTATTCTGCCACAAAGCATAATCGATTACCGAATGAGTCCAATGATCGTATTGAGCATGACCTCGATTACGTCCTATGGCTGTAGTAGCTCGTTGATAAGCTTTCTTCATACCAAAGAGGTTGTTATTCTCTTTGAAAATGTTCGAAGTATACGTTCCTGATTCAATTCGTGCTTGAGCTAATACAATATGAGGATACTTAATGTTTAGTTCCTTCATATAACGAATTAAGTTCTCTTCTGAGAATTTCTGAGTATATACAGTATCGTGTTCAACTATTGTGATAGTTTCTTTGGATGTACGTATACCCGGGGTAATGCTTGTACTAAAGGCTAGTATCGCAAAGATTCCTCCTATAAGCATTAGAGCTTTCTTGCGATCTAACTTCTTAAACTGCAAGTTCTTTTTGTCGTAAGTATAAAGCATATTATTTTTCAGAATTAAGTCTAGCAATACTTTCGTTAATCTTCGAGAGGTTTCTCTCTAAAGATACCTGGCGCTCGGCCAGTCCGGTCATCTGCTCTACTGTCTCAAAGATAGAAGAGTGCAGTTGGTCAACGACATCAAATAGTTCGTTGAGCAGTTCGGCTCGTTTGTGTTCTAATAACTCTTTTCTTTTCATAACCTCTTTCGTTTCTATAAATATAAGAACTAGTTTGCATTTAAACAACTTTTTCGTATATTAAGAGAAGTTTAACTATGTATTAATATAATATTAAGACCCATGAAAAAAGCACTCTTATTCATTTCAGGGTTGATCTTGATGGCATCATGTTCAGCCCCTCAGGCTTTAGCTACAGAGCACATCTCTAAAGAGCTAAATCGAGAAAGACAGGCTCTTATCTACGAAGATAAGGTAGTAATCGTAACTCGAACCACACTGACTCCAATGGAGTATGCGTTAATGTTAGAAAAGACTCGAAACAATCGAGACTTAAACAAATAAAAAAAGGGCCGTTAGGCCCTTTCTTTTTTAACTTACATCGAACTCTGATGTATCTGCTTTAATTCCTTTTTCTTTTAGTGCTTTAATTACTGCACCGTGAGCTTCATAAGGATCTGACTGAAAGTCAATGTCAATTCCTAAGATGTCTAGCATCCTTTGAGCTTCTTTACTATGAAGTTTCTTATCCCAGTTTGTACCGCTTCCGTCTTTTAGGTAGACGTATACTCCGTATAACATGGTCTTGCCGTCTACAAAAGTAATATCTACTTTTTCTACGTTGTCAGCTGTAATTCCTTCAACGTCGTAGGTTCCTTCTAGGATAATATCAGATAATTTCATATTCAAAGATTTATTATAAATATTACCCATCACAGCTTAAGCAATCCTCGTTAGTTCTAGAGCCAATATCGCCGTTAATTACTGAGTCGGTACGTAGGTAGTAAAGGGTCTTGATACCTAACTTCCAAGCTGTCTGATGAACTAAGTTGATGAACTTAGGACTGTCTGTAGGATCAAAAGCTAAGTTTAATGACTGAGTCTGGTCGATATATTTCTGACGTACGGCAGCCTGCTCTACTAATGCTAGCTGATTGATCTCGGTAAAGGTGTAGAAGATCTCTTTGTCAGCTGCGGGCATAACAGCTTCAGGTACGTTGATAACTGAACCTCTATCCTTCATAATGATGTCCCATACCTCATCAGTATTGTGACCTTTGTCTTCTAAGTATTGTTCGAGCACCGGGTTCTTACGAATGAACGTACCCTTACCGCTATTGAACGTATAGATGTTAGCAGGTAACGGCTCGATACCAGCAGATACACCTCCGGAAATAGAACTATTGCTAACAGTCGGAGCAATCGCGAGCAAATGCGTGTTGCGCATTCCCGTGCCTTTACACCATTCTGGTTCTCCATATTCTTCAGCTAATTTTCTTGAAGCAGCTTCGGCTTGTGTTCTGATCTGTGAGAAGATTCGGTTTGTCCATGCCGTAGAAGCAACAGATACGAATGGCAATCCTTTTTGCTGTAAGAAAGTATGCCATCCTAGAACTCCTAGTCCGATTGCACGACCTTTTTTAGCTGAACGATGTGAGCGGGCAAGTGAATCCTTACCGTCGGTCTTATATAAAAACTCTTCCATTACTCCGTCTAGGAAGTAAACAGCAGTTTCAATCAAGTCTGAGTCTTTCCATTCATCATACTTAGCTAAGTTTACTGAACTTAAGCAGCAGATAAATGAATGCTCTTCGTCTGTATGTAGAGTAATCTCAGTACAGATGTTAGTCATACTAACGTCTAGGTTGTTCTTAACGTATGCCTGAGGATTATCGTTGTTAACGTTGTCCTTAAACATAAGATAAGGCTCTCCAGTCTCTACTCTTGATTTGAGGATTTCAACCCAGAGTTCGACCGCTTCTTGATCTCGTCGTTCAAGCTTGCGCATGAACTCATCATCCACCACAACGCATTGGTGTAGGTTGAGACACTGTCTATTTGGGTCTCCTTTTGGACGTCTGATTTGGAGGAATTCTTTGATGTCTCCATGATTGATATCTAAGTTAACAGAGGCTGCTCCTCTACGTACAGCACCCTGGTTGGTTGCAATAATAGTTGAATCGTAAATCTTAGCCCATGGCACTACACCTTCTGAGTTACCGTTACCGGTGATAGCTGTTCCTCTTTCTCTAACACGGGATAAGCTAATACCTACACCACCACCTAATGAAGAGAGTCTCATCAGCTCTGCATTTGTTAGACCTATTCCTCTAATGCTATCAGGTGTATCGATGCCAAAGCATGAGATAGGTAAACCTCTATCAGTACCTGTGTTAGATAGTACAGGAGAAGCTAAGTTTAACCAGCCTTTCCACATGTACTTATAAAATTTAGCAGCTAATTCAGGGCGCTTTAACCTGTTAGCAACAGCAGTGGACACTCGCTGGTAAGCTTTCTTAGGAGTTTCTCCTGGAAGCAAATAACCTTTTGAGATAGTTGCTAAGGATAACTCGTTCATCCATTCAGGAAAATCCTTTCCTGCCTCCCATAAGGAGGTATCTACATAGATACTGTTATTCATTTTAGTTTATTTTAGAAGATTGAAGCGGAATCCCACTCCATATGACCTTTACTATAGTTAGTTACTCTGTTTGCGAAGAAGTCAGTATGCTGCTTACCTGCAATTACCATATCAAACCACTTCATAGTCTTGATTGCGCCCTTGTCAATCTCTGAGGAAGGGATCAAAGGCTTAAGACCTAGGTCACCCATCTTAGTATTTACACGGTGCTTAATAAAATTCTTAAGCTCTTCCTTACCTAAGTTCTCTAGATCACCCATCTCAAAGATTTTATCGATGAAATCGAACTCTAACTTCAAAGCCATTCTAGCTGCCTCTTCAATATCAGCAACAAGCTTATCTGTCTTAAGTTCTGGATGTTCTTTCATTAACTGTTTGAATAACCAGCAGCCTGCCTCAGAGTGAAGAGATTCATCTCTAACGGACCATTCTACGATCTGACCTACGCCCTTTAACTTGTTTCTCATTTTAAATGAAAGGAGTACAGCAAAGGAACTGAATAGGTTAACACCTTCTGTAAAGGCAGAGAAGATCGCAAGGCTACGAGCAACTTCTTGGTAATCGAGTTCTCCGTTGTGACCGTCTCTTACATTCATAAGAGATTCAATCTTAGCGTGAGTAGCTTCATCTTCTAAGAACTCTGCGAAGTTATCCAGACCTAATTGCTCATTCAATAAAGAATAAGCTTCGGCGTGAATAGTTTCAAAGGCACCAAACGTAGTGGCCATCATAATAATTTCTGGCTTACGGAACCATTTTGTTACAAGACCAGTCCAGTAATCATTTACTACTGTTTCTGTCTGAGCGAAGCCTTTTAAGATACCCCCTATAACGTTCTTTTCGTGATCTTTTAAGTTTGATTTCCAGTCCGTGATGTCATTTGCCATCGGCACTTCGGTATGTAACCAGTGTGCTTGCTGCTGCTTTAACCAATACTCGTGAGCTTTAGGGTACTCAAATGGCTTGTAAACCACTCTTTCTTGTAATATACTCATATCTTTATATAATCCTTAATATGTTAGACAAAAACAGCCCTTGAGTTTTGTACTCTCGGGCCGTGTTTTATAAATACGGCCAGCGTTAACTTCCTTGCTGTAATTCAAAGAATTTTTTTGCTAAAAGTGCTCGATCATGCGTATCAACTCCAGCTACATTAGTAGGCTGTACTGGTGACATATCTTCGAGCATGATATCATTTGAGACTTCGATGTGTCCGTTATTGGTATCTACCTTAGCATTATAAGTCATACCGTCCATTCCATATCGATTCTTCATGATGTGAATACGTCCAGTACCATTTACCTTGTCTTCTTTCTGACGTGACAGAGAGATTGCTACGTCTGCTACCATCAACTTATCATACGAGCCTGCTGCTTTATCTCCTTCAATGACTTGATCTTTAGCACCCATTCGGTTAACCTGAGAAGGTGTTAGGATAGGAATTTTCAGCTCCTTAGCCAATCCTTTCACAGCTACGAATACATCATCAATCTCGTCCTTACGCTCAGCGAATTTCCTTGAAGGTCCTCGCAAGTAATCAACATAGTCGATGACAACTAGATCAGCCTTAAACTCCATATCTTCACACTTCTGAATATGAGACTTAATAGTCGTTACAGTAGCTGCCTTAGGAGGATACTCTTTTACAATTAATTTACCGGGTAGCTTAGTTACAATATCTTCTACCTTAGCACGATGCTTATTAACTTCGTCGATAGAGTAGCCTGTAAAGTAGCAGTCAAAGCGTTTTCCTACATAATCCTCTCCTAATTCAAGAGTATAGTAGATAACGTTAAAGCCTTGCTGTACCGCATGAGCTGCAATAGCTACCATCATCCAAGATTTGCCACCTCCAGGATTACCGAATACAATTCCTAGATCACCAGGTCCAAAGCCTCCCTGGAAGCCTTCATTAAGTACTGGCCAGGGTGTAGGAATAGTAGGGCGGTAGTTCTCTCGGTAACGACTTTCAATATCCTTGAGATACTCGTGACCGATATTCTTATCCATACCGGCTTTTAGAGCTGCTTCGATCATACCTCGAATAGAATCATAATCACCGGCGTTAAGCAGATCAGCAGAGTCCATCAAAGCTTGTTTAAGCTTTTGGTTCTTACAGAAGGTAGTAAACTCTTCCTGTACGTACTCTAGATCTTGCTGGGAAGCTTGATAAGAGTTACGAAGCTCTTCTTTAATTGCAGTCTTTAGTACCTCGTTCTCGATCTTTACAAGCTCGATCTTAAGTACGTCCATCGTAATGACGGTATGGTACTTATCAAAGTATTGAACGATGTTCTTTAAGATCCACTTATGTGAATCAGCATCAAAGTAATCTTCTTGTATAGTATCACGTACGTTAAGTAGAAATGCCTTGTCTGTAAGTAGAGAGCCTAGTACCTTAACTTGGAAGGGCTTGCCGTACTGCGATAGCTTTGTAAGCGTCATATAACCTATTTTTTAACTGTAAGTAAATATCTAAAATTTTCTAGCCAACTTTCTGTGTTCTTTGTAATGCCGTGCTCGATGTTATCTTGCTTGAGCATTAAGAGGAACGCCATTACATTTAACTGTGATGGGCAGTTATCCATTAAATCCAATATAAGAACTTTTTGGGTATCAGACAACCTTGGCTCCATTAAATTCATTAAATCATGGTTCTGCCACACTCGGTCGTAGTTTGTAAGTATCTTCTGAAAGATCTTAGTCTTCTCAACACCTGCTTCACAGATCTCAAAAACATACTCCAAATCAGTACCAGGCTTGTCTATCAAGTCCGGGAAGTGTTTGAAGATTCCTTTCGGTCCGAGGCCCTTAACACCTGGGAGGTTGTCTGAATTATCTCCCAAAAGCGACTTCATTACTAAATAGTTCTCTGCAAGAACACCTACTTCTTCTTTTACTTGTGCAGGTCCGTATATTTTCTTCTTAATAGGAGAGTATACCTCTACATTTTCATCGACAATCTGAAGAAAGTCCTTATCTGATGATACTATAGTTACTTTGTTGTTATCTCCAAACTGTTGACCGATATATGCAATAACATCATCAGCCTCTACTTTAGGCATAGAGATCATATCTACCGGTAGCATCTGAAGGTATTCAACCAGACGTTCAATCTGTGCTGACATAGAAGCGTACTCATCGTCCTTCTTATCAAAGATCTCCCAGTTGGTGATTCTAGTAATATCTCGGTTAGCTTTGTAATCCGAATTGATATTCTTTCTTGCTGCCGACGACCCTGGTCCGTCAAAGACGATCACTACTCTGGTTGGATTAAAAGTACGGGTTAAGAAACCTAATGACTTTAAAAATCCGACCATGCCGCCTACGTGAGCCCCTTGAGGGTTCATCATATTAATCATGGTAAAGCTGCGAATGAACGTATTCAGCGCATCTATAACCAGAATGTGATCGTTAACTTTGCGGGGTGCCGACGGCTGTACTTTATTTAGTAAGTCGTCGTATTTGCCCATTACATATCCATATTAAGGTCGAAGTCTACTCCGATGTCTCGGATATCTTCTTCCATGCTTCCTTCTTCGACAAGGTCAAAGTCTACTGTACCTAAGAGGGTTAACCAGCGATCCTTATGCTCATCCTTATACTTGTCAATTGCCTTTTTATCGTCGAAGATGAATCCGTGAGGAGTCATGACGATACGACCTCGTGACTGAATACCGTTGATGTGATTCTTCTCAATCTGAATATTAGTACGTTTAGCAAACTCTACTTGCAGACCGCTCTTGATCGCTTTGATCTTAGAGGTACCTGGGTTAGTAATATTACCGAACGTTACTACTAACGTTGCATCATACCACATCGACATACCGCCTTTGTTCTGCAACTTAGCCATACCCATTGGTGATTCAGGCTTCATAGTCCATACCTTGTTGATACATACTAACGTGTTGGTGTACGGAGAACCTTCCTTACGAGAAAGAAGAATCTTCTGATTCACGTTATTACCAAACTGTGTAGACATAGCACCTGCATTCCATTCGTTGTTGTTCTTATTAGAACGTACTGATAGGTCGCATGGTACTGAACCGATAGAATCCCAGAAGAAACAAAGGTTATAAGGTAGATCGCCTTTCTTTTGATCGTCGATAAGATCGAGGATAAATGCAGCTACGTCTTCGATGGTATTCATCTGACCTCTATCTGTGTAGATAAAGAAGCCTTCGTAGTCTACAATCTCACCTGTACTCTCGTCTACAACCTCTTGGAAGTCTAGACCCATCTCACGGGCGTGTTCCCAAGACCATTTCATCTCGGTGATAATGAACACCGGCAAGATTCCCATCTTCTGTGCAGAGACTGCTGCCTCTAATAGAGCGGTGGTCTTACCAGTGTCACTATGACCTCGTAGTAGTGTAATATGACCTTCGGGAATACCTGGGATAGAAGTAATCTCCTGGAAGGCTTTGGATAGTGGAATCCAGCGTTGCTCCTTGAACTTAATGCTCGTGTTAGCAAGCCCTTTATTCTTCTTAAACTTATCCAGGCTAAAACTCTTCTTGATCGCTACTTGAGCGCTCTCAGAAACTCCTTTTCTTTTGGCCATACTTAGAAGGGTAGATCGTCGTCCTTAAACAAATCGTCGAATTGGCTAACAGTATCGGCTGCTTTAGGAGCTTGAGTCTCCAAAGTAAACGACTGCTTAGGTGCTTGAACAGCGGCAGGAGCAGCTGCAACAGGTGCAGGAGCTTCATCACCTTCTTCATTACCAGAAAGCCAACCTTCTAATTGCTTCTTAACGAAGTTAAAGTCGTACTTAGTAAAGCACTTCAAAGGATCTGGTTGAGTCTTCAACCAAGTATCTACATGAGTATTATTATCACTCAAAGTAGACTGCTTAGGCTTGATACGAACCGAAGTCTGTGGATAAGGATTACCCTGTACCATCTCGACAACGATATCGAAGCCATTCATTACGTCAGTAAAATCACCGACATCCTCATCAGCGGCTAATTGAAGCAAGGTGTTGTAAACCTGCTTACCAAAGCCCCACAAACGTACTCCTCTATCTTCCTCACCACGAACTACTACAGGTGCGAATACTCGCATCTTAGGTGCAAGCTTTCCAGACAATGACCAATTGTCACGATCGGAAGTCTTACGAAGCTCATTGACAAAGTCAACAACAGGATCTTGCTCACCAAAATTGGTTAGAGCGATCATAGGGTATTTTCCAATACCGTAGTGAAAATACAACTCACTGAAAGGGTATTCAGGGTTGAGTGCTGAAGGTACGATACGAATTTGGTGTTTGCCAATACTTGGCTTCCAGAACACCGCTTCATAGTCGATCTTCTCTCGTTCCTCACGTCCATTACTCTGCATGGAGGCGAGCTTTTGCTTAATAGCGGATAAATCCATACTACAACTGATTAAATAACTGATTAATAGAATATGTTTCCGTATACAATATACGAAAAAGTTTTCATTGCTCCAACTTAGAGCTCGATAATTTTGTGAAGGCGGGTATTGATACGCTTGAGTTCGTTTCCTCGAGTGAGGAGAATACAATTACGGTAGTCATTCCAGTCTACCCGGTAGCTTGAATCAGCTACTCCGCCATTTAGCTCTTTGATGAGTGTATTAAGAGCATTAATTGTATAAAGCGTATTAGATTCTTTCTTGCGATGTACAAGAATAGTATTATCTAGGAAGTTAGCGACATTGCCAAAGTCAACGTTATACGTGCATACGTACTCGTCATTACTTTTAGCATGGAGGACAAAGATTTTATTGTACATGATGTCGTACTTACCTTTGATCGTCTCTACTAAGTTATCTATATTCTCTTCTGTGGTGAATGTACAGAATAGTTTATTACTCATATCGTCGTTCCAAATTGCCGTATCTGTGACAAAGTCGTAACCAAATTGTGGTTCCATTACTTCCATTATAAATAGAATTTATTAGTCTAAAACTAGATTATTACTGTGTTTATATTTTACAGGGTATTTTCCTCCCTGATCAAGGATTTTTACTAAATTTTCCAGGGTATCTTTGCCGTCCTCCAAATAGAAGTCAAATAGGATAGCATCGTAAGTGTATAACGTAACCTTTGATTTCTTATCTCTGAGGTAGCTCAGTACTTCTCTTAATATAAGAACGTTTCTTGAGGTTTCCAACGACTGAATCACATAATTAAACAATTTCTGTGGGTTCATATCTCTTAAGTTAGAGAAAAACGGCTTATTTGAGATAGGAGCACGTACAATACCGGTTTCAGCAAACTCTTTCCACAGTTTATTGATAAACCCTGCTACTTTATCAAAGAATTCGATGTGGCGGTACTTATCCGGCACTCCTCCGTACATAATCTGGAAGGTAGTCTGTTTAGATAGCTTATATTCTTCTTCTGTAAGTTCATTCTTGCTAAAATACATCCTTCCTAGCTGTGTATGCACGCTTTCAGGCGTAAACTCATAGCCAACTACCTCGCCAATCAAGCGAATATGGTAGCCATCGAAGTCAAACTCTATAAATTTGTCTCCTTGCGGGATGAAACACTTTCGATATTCTTCTTTCTTGGGGATTGCAGCGAAGTTGACAGCATTAAAGGCACTAGTAGGGCGACTAGTGGGATTATAAAGATTGTAATTAGTATAAGCAATATTATTCGCAATACTAAAGCGAGGATTTGTAGGGGTAAACTTTTCGACAAACTGATCATATACTACTCTTATTCCTGATTGTTCAGATAAATAGAAAACTCCTACTGCTAAGTTATTATAGAACTTCCAGCTAGGATCTTCAGTCATAAACCTATATTCCTCAATAGTCTCTACTAGAGCTCTGTAGTTACGTTCACATTTTTCGAAGAGCTTAGGTAGAGGAATGATCGTGTTTAGATCTTCTTTCTCGTTTAACCTATTATAAAACCATTGAATACTATGAGGAGGGTCAGGAAGCTGTAAGCTTTCGTACTCTTTCATAGAGTACATCAGGTTAATATCGTTGATATTACCGTGAGAGAAATGATATAAGAACGCCTTCTTATTAAACGTATACAGTGTATCGTAACATTTTAAGAGGTCTTGTATGCGATCCTTTGAGACATTAAGTCCTTCCGAGTGATTTACTGGAATAATGTATCCTTCACGGTGGCCGATAGGGCGTACATAAGCAGCAACAGTCCCAGTAAGTAGACTATGGAAACGGTCATTACCCGAAATAATTTCAACGTACGCTTCATTTCGTCCTAGTGCACAAAGATAATTTAACTGTTCGTCGCTTTCAACGATATAAAACATAACTCATTTATCATAACTGGCTGGTTTGAGTTAGGTAATCGTGTAACCCAGGGAGGGTCTTATCTAATTTCAAAACCTGCTTTTTATTCTTAGTCTTACTTCCTTCTACAATATACGAACCATTTACCGAATCGTCAACTGGAGATGATAAATCCCAGTCTATCAGAATAACTTCATAGGAAGGGTGGTGGTATTTATTAGACTTACTGTAAAGTTCTTTATACGTGTCTCTGTCTATCTCAATAATACTTCCAGTGATCTTACTCTTAGCAAAGAATCTTCGATTAATTTTTAATTCGTAGTCTGGTATATAAGTGTAGGAAGGTACTGGTTGAGTTTCTTTAAGCAGTAGTTGGTTAATTGTAACTTTAGCAGCATCGTCGTACTTCTCTCTTCCTACATTTCGGTAGGTAGATGTAGAGAGTGCCGAGGTTTTAATAAGTTCCTGGCTTTGATTTTTTTTAAACTCCGTACCTGTGTAGAATGTTCCTTTTGAAGTTCTAATGTAGAAACCTGTATATAGTTCTCCGGTACTAGCAATTGCAAATTCTTCTCCAAAAGTATACAGAGCAGCAGTATGTTTAAACTTAGGCAGATACATATTAAGCTAAATTAGATATTTGGAAAGAATCTACTGTTGCTGTAGCAAAGCTTCCTCCTTCTGATATAAGTATTGCTTTATTGAGTTCTTTAAACATCTTTATGTTATCTGGTTTAGTTTCTGCAGCGCCTGCAAATGCTAGTACAGTATCTTTGGTAATATTAGAATAGAATGTACCACTCAAATTTGTCTTCATTCGAGATGTAACGTTGGCAATATAGTTTGCTGTATCGTTTCCGTCTGATGCTGGAGCGTACTTATTAATAATTTTAGAGACTGTGTTTATGTTTGCTTTAAAGTATCCGTTGAGAAGGTTCTTCATTCCTGCTCGTACTCCATTATCTAGGGTATCAAAGACTAAGAAGTACCCTATCGAAGTATTTCCTCTAAAGCCCTCTTTTTGTCCGGTCACTCCGTTAAAATTAACTGATGTTCCTATCGGACGTATATTGTAGGGGTTATTATCGGTTGATGTAGAGTAGGCTCCTGAAATAACATCTGCACCAGAACCGGGGCTAGAGGAAGCTCCAGTAGCTCCAATATCAACTCCTAGCTTCCAGAACTTTTGGTAATTTTTACCATCGTTAATAGTGCCTGCGTCGTTTACATTATAGATCTGAGTTTTTATATTTGTTACCCATTGACCTCTGTTTACCTGATGTTCTACTCCTGTGATTACAAAAGCAATATCTGTACCTCGAGTACCGCCGTATGTACTAGGTAACACTCTTTTATCAATTCTAAAGCTCTCTAGTACTCTAAATCCTGACATTCCATGGAGAGCTAAGTTAAGCTCAAAAGGAATAATAAAAGAATATGCAGGATCCTGCTTCTTACCTATAACCATATTACAGTAGTTTTGGTACAAACTAGATACTGTATAAGCGTCTGTTAGGTTTAGTACTTTTGCTACTCCGTAGATTGCGTTTACGTGAGCGAAGATTACAATCATATCTTTTTCAAAAGCTTCTAACATCTGCTCATATGTGGTAGTAGCAGCTTCAATTTTAACAGAGTCAATAGTACCGCTGTCGTCTTCTATAGTGTTAGTAATACTTTGTTCTAAATCTTTACTTAAGGCATTAAAACCTGTTCCTTCCATATTGGTAGTGAACGGTGAATCTTGAGCTGAGATGGCTATCATGCTCGAAATCTTTGGAGATATCTTGCTTACAAGCCCTACGTTTTTAACAATACTGTTTAGACCAAAAATGTTTATTTGTGGGAGCTTTGACTTAGGTACTGTACTTAAATGATTTCGATCTACAACTGTAAACGTTGAAGACTCTTCGTAGTACTGTAATTCATATTTGTTTATTACTCCAGTTACTCTTTCAACCTCACTAAATAAGCTTTCAAAGAAGTCTAATAAGGCTACTGAGGCATCTCTGCTGGTATGTTCATCAAGTATACGAGTTATAGCATTAATGTTAAGTAATACATCGTAGACAAGAGGAGGATCAAAACCTTCCTGTCCGTCTAGTAGTGACTGTAGTGTGCTTGGTAGTAAACATACTTGAGGATCTATAGAGATGTGTCCATCAATAGTTCTGTAGAAGTTATCACCTGAGTCTATTTCAAAAGATATGTAAGGAGCGGTAGCTTTTTTTAACTGCTTATTAAGTATAGCTAGAAATAATCCAAGTTTTACAAATACCTGAGTAGCATCTTGAGCAGAGTTTCCGTTTTGAGTCTGCTCAACAGTACTGGCTTTGTATACGAATGTCTGGTGGTATAGTTTGCTTTTTACTGTTTCCTTATCTTTAGATGAAATAATATCATCAAGCGTATCATCAGGAAGAATTATATAGCCGGTGCCTGGGGCTGTAGTATTTTCTGACCATACCTTTACCAGCAGCGCTTCGTGGATCTTTGTCTTATATTCTTGAGTAAACGCCATAGTTAATTAGATTGTATAATCTTTAAATCGCATTACTACCATTTCATTTATTCGGGTTGGTCGGACTAAGATTTCAACTGCAGGATTATCCTGTACGAACTTTTCTGCTTGAGCAATAAGACCGTTGACATTGTTAAGCTGGTAGTAGCTTCCTTCAAAGCCAAATGTACCTTCTTTTAGATTTATATAGAGGCCCTTGTCTTTCGGGTCTTTAACAATACTTGTCTGTCTAGTAACTTTTAACGCGTCATTCACTCTTGCTTTATATTCTTCGTAAAGTTTAGATAATGTTTGACCGGCTTCAGGATCTGCTGCACTATTAAAGTCTGGTGGTGCGATAGCGCTTTTATACCGTATTTCGTTAACGTCGGGGAATTGCGGGGTAATCTTAGCTTTTGCTTGAATGTCTGTGAGTGTTACAGGTTTGTCTATCCCTTGAACTGTAACTGTTTTAGAAGTTACTGCGAGGGCAGCGGTATCTACAGCATTGGTTGCTTTTGTTATTGCTTTTTTAATGTCCGCATTAGAGACATAGAAGTTAATTTTTAAGGACTCTGCTACATCGCCTGCTGTTACAATATATGTAGAGCAATCATAACCGCCATCGTTTCTTAGAGACCAGGTAAAGTTTTTTACTACTCCTGCTATACCATCATAATGGTACGTATACTTATTGCGTTTGGTAACCATAGCTGCTTGTGCAGCTTCTCTGGTACTGTAGGCTGTAAAATCAATAGGTTCTACCAACGTATCAACGTTATAGTTGCCGTTATCGTTAGCTAAGTAGCCTGACCATCCCCATTCTAAGAACACGTTAAACCCGGGTCTCATATAAAGGAGTTCTAATACATCTAGTTGCTCTCTACTCCAGCATTGGTACTTTACTACAGCTGTTCTTAAAGATCCAAATCTATTATGGGAATGAATCTGCATGTCCTGTATACCGGGAGCAGGTCTGTATCCGAGCTGTGTTCTTTCATAGCCTGGAAGTCCATCTGTCTCTTTATTAAAGAGAGTAAAGAGTACGTTATTCTTAGCTAGTTCAGTACCGGTACCAAACTTTTCAGCTGTCTTAGTACCTGCTTTAATTTTAACGGCTGAGCTTAGTCTTACCCAAGGTGCTAGGGACTGGTACTGTATATAAGCTTGACGTAAAGAACCATCGTTAGCTTCAAAGATGTTTTGACGATCTTCGATGCTTTTAGCAACGGATCCTGCTATAGGTGTACCTACAAGATAATTCATCTAGAAGCATTTAACTGTTCGTAACTGTTTAATATAGCTCTTAGAGGTGGAATACGCAACTGTAACCCTGGTTCAATGTACATAGTATCTCTTCTAACATTGGGATTAGCAGAAGCAATTACCCACCAGTACTGTTGATCGCCGTAGAATTGCTTAGATAAAATATCAAACCTATCGCCTACAGAAGTAACTACATAGTAGTCTTGCTCTGAAGCTGGTACTTCTGGATAGATAGTTGCTCCCCTGTAAGGTTTAGCTCCTACATTACGTACCGGTATGTCTTCGTATCTTTTCATAAGTAAGTGTCTTGATCTTCAATATCACTAAAGAATCCTTCTCCTACTTCAATTGACGGCGTTAAACCACCAAATCTGCTTGACCTATTAGCAAATAGAGCAGCGAAATCTTCTGCTTCAGTTGAAATAGCAGAAGTTAATTTATCAATTAACGGCACTAATTCGCCTTGAAGAAGGTCAATTTCATCTAACTGTAGAGCTTCCATATCTCCTAGAGTAGCTAATGTCTCTTCTCTTGCAAAATCTCTGTCAACTACCTTACTTCCTTGATTGATGTACTGTCCGTCTGGTGTAGCTTTGCTGAATGGGGATGTAAAGAGCTGAGGTACTGTGCTGTGGATTGGAGTAAATTGGATATTAGCGGTAATAACTTGAGGCAGTAGTCTTGCTTTATTATCTCCGTATGCACTCTTCTGACTGTAAGACCATGGTACATCGTTGGCGACAGTAATAGATACTGAGTTTATTATTCCGGCAGTACGTAGGTAGTTACCCATTGTCATATAGACAATAGTACCTTGAGGTAAGTTATCCACATAAGTAGGAGCAGTATAGGATACTAGAGAGTTAATTTTATTAAAGACTCTTGGTTGCTCGGCAGCAGAAAATATTGGAATAACTAATTGAAAGTTAAACGTTCGAGTAAACCCTGTATATGTAAAGAATTGTTCCATTCTACCTACGTAGTTAACTGATTGCCAGTTACCTGTATAGTTATCTGAGATGTTCTGAACAAAGCCCCTGAAGGTATTCATCGTAGTAGTTGCTTTTCCAAATACGTTGAAGGTTACTCCCATCAGTAAATCGTCTTTAAGAGTTCCTCCTACGTCTAGTAGGTTAACAGAATCAGTTGACCGTGTGTCTACTAAGTCGGGCTTAACTCCAAGAACAACCTTTTTATTGTTTTTAGCTTGAGCACTAGCTTGAGTTCTAGTTAATACTGTGCTAAATCTCTCAGGCTTACCTAACTCACTTATTTTAGTACGTAATTGAGAGCGTTTCTCAATACGTATTGTCTTACCGGCAAGCGCTTCACTAGCAGCATTATTATTTCTAGTATAGTAGTTAGTGAGAGGTCCTCCTCCTAATGCAGAGAAATGCGTACCTGTTCTATTAACAGGAATCTGTAGAAGTATGTTACCGATTCTTAAGGCCGGGTTTACGACAGTATTCTTATTAAAGATATCTATTAAAGTATCTGCTTTACTGGCCTCAAGTACTACTTGTTTAGTAGCAAATTCTACACCCGGTCTATCGGCTAGCATTTTAGTAAGACGTTCTAGATCTTCGGCTCTGGCTTGAATCTGATTAGAGGAAGGTACACCCGGATTGTTTATATCTTTTTGGATATAAGGTGCTAAAGTACCAAACTTTAGATCTTTTAATTTAGTTTTTAAGTCTAGTAAAGGCATCTTAATTCAATCTTGGGTTACCTAAAGCCATAGAGATACCGACCTGATTGGCATCCATGAATATCTTAGTATCTTTCTTAGCTTGCTCTTCGAGCAGCTTAATCATCTTATCGTATTTTTCAGCACCAGTGTCTTTTGCTTTCTCATCATCCTTATCCTTCTTATTAAGGTAGGCTGTAAGACCTCCAATAGCTGCTCCTAATCCTGCTCCTACTGCCATACCGGCTGGGCCGAACATACCACCGACCATCGCTCCGGTACTTGCTCCAGATAGAGCTGCTCCACCGATCTGCATTCCTTCGTTTTCAGATTGCATCATTGCAGCGCCAGCTAGTCCTCCTATAGCAGCAATTCCTGCTCCTCTGGTAACCATTCTACTGCTCTTTAGTCCTTGCATAGCTCCTTTACCTCCAAAGCCTGCAGCAATTTGCTTATTTGAAAGTCCTTTTGCTCTAGCTGCCGATAGTGCTGAAGCGTTGCTTCCGGCTCCGTATGTACCTAGCATACCTCCTCCGCTTGCTCCTGTTCCACCTGCTTGGTTAACAACAAACACCTTTTGAGGCATAAGGTTTAGAGATTTAGCAATAGAGGATAAAGCCATTGTTCCAGCTCCTACAAGAGTAAGTCCTTTGAAGAATGGATTAGCAGCTAGATCACCAGCAATATTAGCAATCTTTTCTAGTACAGGAGATAGCTCGATAAATAATCTCTGGAATGTACCTAGTAGTTTTTTAGATGCATCTTCAAAAGCTTTAGCAGCATCTCTTTCTTCTTGAATCTGAGATAGTGCATCTCCAAATCCTATGTTCTTCTCTTTAGCTAACGCTCTAGCTTGACTGATCTGCTCTGTTGTTAGGTCTCTGGCAGATTTAGCATTAGCATTTAATGCTTCTTGCTTTAGAAGCATCTCACTCAACTGCTCAACGTTTAATCCAAAGGCCTGTGCTAGAGATTCTCTTTGAATTACGTTCATCTTTTCGAACTCGTTAATCGAGCCGATCTGAGTTCTCAGTTCTTTTGCTAAGCTTGCTTGATCACCAGTCAGTGCTGCTGCTCTAGCTTTTTCTAGATTAAGCTGACGTCCTACTAGAAGTTCAGCTTGAAGCTCATTCTCGATAGAGGTCTCAAAATTAAGTAAGCTACTTGAAACACTGCTTAACTGTTCAAAGGTAGCTCCTAATGCTTTTGCTTCTGCTACTGCTCTGGCTAATGCTTCTGGGTTTCTCTGTAGATTAACTAGCGTAGTTGAAGACATCTTACCGATAGTCTCGTAAGCTTCTTTTAGAGGTATATTAACTCCTAATGCCTGTCCAGCTAGAGTTACAGACTCAGCTATATTATCTGTGAATTTCTTAGAGTTATCTCCAAGTCCTTCTGTGAGTAGGGTGAGTTTAGCAGCAGCTTCTGTGCTTACTCCCATATACTCGGTAAGCATGATAAAGTTCTGTAGAGTCTCCCCACTAAACTGTACTGCTAAACCTAATTGACCGGATAATGTATTCTGTGCCTGTAGTAGTTTCTGAGTAGTTACTCTGCTATCTTCTGTACTTAGTGCAAACCTATCGAAACTTCTTTCAATATCTCTTGCAGCACTCATGCTAATACCTAAGTTAGTACTTAAGTCCTTAGTATTCTTTGAAAGCTGTAATGTACCTGCAATTAAAGCAGGAAGAGATAGCATATCAAATAAACCTTTACCTAGAGCTTTTAAACCTGCTCCAAAGCCTGATATAGTACTACCTGTCTTAGCTACAGCTTCTCTGGCTGCTTTTTCTGCTTGCTGGAAAGGTTCAGCGAATGCTTTAAATCCAGGTATACTGGATATAAATGTGCTTGCTGCTCTAAAGAACTTTGTGGAGGAGTCTAGTTTAGCTGCCTGTATTGCAATTTCTTTATATAATTCAGAAAGTACTCTAGCTTCTCCTGAAGCTCTATAAAGGTTTTCTGATTGCTGTAGAAGATTATCTTTTGTTTTACCGGTTGCTGTCTGAGCTTGAATATAAAACTCACCAGCTTGTTTTGCTAACTGAGTAGCTTTATCCTGGTTAGCTTTTTGTTCCTTAATAGCATTAGCAGTACCGGCAGAACTCTCTTGAATACTTCGTTGTACTTTAGCAACGTTATCTGCAGAGGTTTTTAGTTGAGCAAACACTCTACCTACTTCAGCAGTATCTTCACCGGTACGTCTTAATGCTCTGTTAAGTTCATTAACAGCATTATTAATAGAGCCAAAGGACATTTTCAGTTCCTCGGCTCTCTCAATATTACCTTCTAAGTTTAAATTATCTTCTGCCATACAGTAGTGCTATACTAATAAATAGATTACTACTGTTTTTTAGTAGTGTATGTTGCTTTTTTTACTGCATCCGGAATCTGTACAGTATTGCTTGGTGCTGCTTGCTGTACTCCGGTTGCTTTATCCATAGCTTCTTTTTGTGCTTCTGCTTCTTTCTCGTAGAAGTCTCTGATTGATTGAAAGGTGAATCTACGTAGCCATATTGGCATATTGTAGACTGTCTGCCAATCATACCCTCCTTTACCGTGAAAGACTATGTCGTGTATCTGTTGATACAGTAGAGTTCTATACTCAGGCGTCAGGCCAAAAAAAGCTAACAGTAATTGGAAGGGCAGCCTCCCTCTCTGCACCGTCTAAGTCTGTGTAGTTATAAGTCATATCTAGATCTGGAGATACTTTAGTGTAGTATTCTCTTAATGCTCTAGCATCACGAGCTAATAGTCCGTAGTCAACAAACTCTCTAACATCCTTCTTCTCTCTTGATCCGTTGATAGATGTGATAATATACTTTAATCGAGTAGTAGCTTCGGCAATATTATCTTTATTGATCTTCTGAAGGCCTTTAATCTCTTGTTCGATCTTAGTTTCATCACCGTGAGTTAAAAGCTTAAAGGTTACAGTATTGTCTGTATGAGGTAGAGTAAACTCGAATTCATTTTGACCTCTCTTATATAAGTCTTCTTGAATCTCTTTATTATTGAAGGTTGTAAGGTCAATAGTCTGCTTACCGTTTCCTAGATCAAAATCATAGTCTTTACCGTAAGATAAGATTCTAGCTGCTACCATAATAGCATTCTTATCTCCAATCAAGATCTCGTCATAAGGTACTTCCGTTACAATTAAAGACTGTAGTAGCTTATCGATGACAGTGCCTTGTCTAATATAGTTCTGATTGGTTAAGATGTCTTCTTCCCGTGCGGTCATGTATTTCATCTCAATTGTACCGGCGGATAAAGGGTGCCCTTCTGGGTAGAGTAAGCCTTTTGACGGTAGCTCAACCGTTTCAGTAGGTAACTTAAATTTTGATTCCATATAACTGTATTACTTTATATATAAATATATGAAAATAAAAAACCCGGCCATAAAGACCGGGCTTTCCTTTGTTGACAAGGCGGGGTATTAGAAGTTTAATACACAGTAGTCCATTGATAATACTAGTTCAACTGAGATGGCTTCATCTGTAGACCAGTTGTAAGTACCGAAGTTAGAAGATTGTACGAATGCACCTTTAACGATCCATTCTCCTACGATATCTCCAACAGGACCTAGCATATTTAAAGTTACGTCTTTCTTATAGAAATCAGAGTATCCAGCTCTACCAGTTACTGATTCATATCCTAAACGAGCCCACTCCATTACAGCCTGTGCACCAGAAGGTGTGATTGGATCGTATAATGAGAGAGTCATGTTCTGCCATTCTCTCTTACCGCGGATCTTTCTGTAAGTGTTGATGTGGTCAAGCTTGATAACACCGTCAGTAAAAGAAGGTGAAGTTACGCTCTTAACCATATATGATGGAATTCCATCGATGTACATGATAAATCTGTTTGATACCTTCGGTTCGAAGGCGGTAAACATGATTTCGTTTGGATCTAGTACTGGCATGTTACTTTAGTTTACTTTATTATAAATAGTTACGCTCCAAATGTTGCACCTGTTGGCTGAACAACGAAGTCGAGTACGATGAATTCCGCAGTCTTAGTTGGTTGGATAAAGATCTGACCTACTAATTGGTTTCTATCGATAACGTCAGCAGTGTTGTTGGTGTCATCCATTACAACTCTGTAAGCGTAAAGTCCTTGACGCTGTACTACAGTCTCAAGATATGGGTTAGTGGCGGCTAAGAATCTGTTACGAGTAGCGATTGTGTTCTGCTCGAATACTAAGTTGTTAGCTTGATCACCGATGAAGTTCTTAAGGTTGATAAGAAGTCTACGAACATTTACTCTGTCTAATGCAGAAGCTTTAGTCTGTAATGTCTTCTGACCGTAAGCTACAACACCTGAACCTGGGAAGGTAGCAAGTGGGTTAACTTTACCTCCGTATAATGTGTCTCTGTCTGATTGAGAAAGCTTTCTTTCAGCTGTTACTACACCTGGAATACCGCCTCTTAATAGACCTGCAGGAGCGAACCATTCAGCACCTACTCTATCAGTGAAGGCATAAACACCTCCGATTACTGCAGAAGCTGGAGCCCATGTATTCTTTCCTAACTGGTTGTCAGATACTTTAACCCATGGCCAGTAAGCAGCTGCATAAGAGCTATTCATACCAGCAGCACTAGATACTGCATTGGCTACTGAACCTCCGTACTTATAAGCATCTACAACGTAGATTGCATCTCCTCTTCCTTCTACTAAGCTGATAAAGCTTGATACTACTGAAGAGTTAAGATCTTTTGTAAGACCTGGTGTTACCAGTACGTTGAATTTATATTCGTCTTTGTTAGCAAGAGATAGTAATGCTGTAGCGTAAGCAGTAGAAGGATCGATACCTTGTGAGTCTGTTGCGCTAGCAATATTCTGATTAAATGTTGCAGCAACTCCGGCTTGGAATAAAACTCCTTCTGCTGAACCGAATGTACCGTGAGCAGATCCGCTACCGATTACAAACGCTTCAAATGAAGCAGAGTAAGCTCCTTTAGCAGCTCCAGTGTTGTCGAAGTAGTCCGGGGTTTTGAATGTTACTGCATCTACATAAACGAATTTAGAAGAGTTTGCATACTCACCGTTTACTGTTACAGCTCCATCAACACCGCTAACTGTCTTATATTGATCGCCGATTACTTTGGCGATGTAGTTAGCAGATTTAGGATCTAAAGAAAGGTTAGAATAAGACTCTAGAACGATTTTGTTCTTTTCGTTGTCGTCACCTCTTCTGATAACAAGAGAAACAGTACCCTGTGCTGCATCTACGTTAGTAATTTCCCATCTTACGTTGTCGGCTGAACCAGAAACAAGAGCATTGTCAGCTCCTGCTAATGTACCGCTACCGCTGTTGTTCATGATCTCACCTTGACTTAGAGTCTTTAAGGTAAACCATGCAGCAGAAGCACTATATACTGTAGCAGTAGCACTAGAGAAAGTATCATCAGATACTCTAGTAACTAAGAGAGAAGAACCTCCTTGTTCGAAGTACTTTTCAGCTGCGATTGTAGTAAAGTGGTTGTAGTAGTCACTACCTGATTTGAAAGTGCCGCCAAATACATTTAGGTACTCGCCTAAAGATCTAACTACAGTAGGAATATTAACAGGACCTTTAGTTGTAGGTCCTACTAAAGCCGTAGAGATCTCGCCAGCAGCTGGGGTGATGAAAGATAGGTCATTTTCTCTTGAAAATACACCTGGTGATAAAATTCTCTCTGCCATCTTTATGAAGGGTTATATTATTCTTTATATAAATATGTTAATGAAGTGCAAAAACAATTAATAGTATCCTGTAGTTGTGGAATAGCTTCCAGTTACTCCTAAAGTTACGTTAACATCAGCTAATGTACCTGGATCTTCTACAGCTCCGTTACTATCGAAAGTATAAGCTCTTACTTGTGGAATAATTGAACCTACTAACTTCTTTCCGTCTTTTAGATCAATGTATTGGTCGGCTGTTAAGCGAGTGTCTCCTTTAATCATTGCAAATGCAATCGATCCTGAGAAGTTAGAGTTAGCAACTGCAGCTGTACCGCCGATGCTTAGGTGGTCTATTAGTGATAGGTCATGAGAAGTAACTATTCCGTTACCTCTTGCGATTAAGCTATAAGAAGTATTACCTACCTTAGCGTAATATCTTGCAAAGCCTAACGGTACTGATGGTCTGTCAGCTGTTTGAGCATTTTTACCGATCTCAATAATAGTATACCCGTTTTCTTGAGTACCCCAGGCTGTTGCAGGGATAGTTGCGTAGTATCTTGAGTACTTACCGTCGTTTGTGCCTCTAATCTCTAGATTATAACCACTTAATGTTACTTCTAAAGAGTGGCTGGCAAATGATCCGGTATAAGCATGGAATAGGTACTGCTTCTGTGCTGTAGGTACTGTATCCGGCTTAATCATAAACACTAGGCTTAATGAACCGCTGGTTACCGTATTAAGATCTACATCACTTCCAATAGAAGCAGTAAGATACGTATCTCCGTCTAATACTGCAGCTGATGCTCGATAGTTCTTAGCTATAGTAGAGGATCCAACAGGTTGAGGTGTTGGTGCTGCTAATGCTACAGATGGTACTGTGCCTACAAACTGAGATACTCTAGGAGTATTAGCAGCAGGAGCGGTATACTTAACAGCTTCGTTAGCTCTATCCTGTAGACCAGAGTATTGTAATCTATACTGCTGGGATTGTACAGAGCTAGGCTGTAATAACGATTTTTTATCTTCTAAAGCCATGTGTATGTGAGATTTTTATATAAATAGAAAAAGAGGGCCGAAACCCTCTTAATCTTCCCTGGAGTGCGTTGTGCGCTTATTCTGCAGCTGGCTCTTCAGTAGCTTCCTCTTGAGCAGGAGCAGGAACAAACTCACCAGATTGTAAGTCTACAGTTCCATCACCGTACTTTTCAGAAAGCTCTTTACCGAACGTCTGCTCGGCTTCGCGAAGTTCAGCTAAGAATTTCTTAGCATTTTCAACACGTGCTTCGATACTAAGCTTGATAAGCTCGATTTCGCCGAACTCGCTTACGACAGCACGATTTTTGTTTTGAAGGTCAGCGATCTGCTGTAACTCTTCTTGAGTCAACTTTTGGTTTTCCATGTAACGTTATTTTAATTTAACCGGTTAGTTATATATAAATATATGTATTTTTCCTTAAATATCCAACGCTGTAGCGTAATTATCTAAAGTTTTTAAATGTTCGTAGGCTTGCTCGATCCAGTTTAACTCAGAATCTAAGTCGATTTCAAAGTTGTAGCTAGTTCCTCCTAGAACTTCTCCTAGTTTCTCTCTTTCAGCAGCAGAAGGATAGATAGTAACGTTTACGTTGGCTCTTACATCTTGTTTGATAGCTGTAGTAGGGGTTCTAGTAATAGTACCGTCTTCTGCTACTTCTTCGCTGTAAGTAGTTTCCATCCTCTCGTTAATATTATAACTAAGAGAGTTAATTTTGTGATAAGCGTTGGCGAATTCGTGGCCAAATCTAGTGTAAGCTTGCTCTAATGCCATGGTGTTTTAGTATAAATATGTTATTCTGTAATCTCTTCTACTTTGTAGATTCTTCCAGTCTCGTCAGCAGCTGTTAATTCATCTCTTTTAGCTTCAGCTTCTGCTAAGGTATCAAACTCATCAATAGTATCTTCTGAGTTAAGTTTCTGTACCCAGATCTGGCGTTTTGCCCATGTAGGATCGTCTGTGTTTAAAGGTACAGGGATGAGCTGTTTGTAAACTCTGTATTTTGTTGCCATTAGTCTTTCTTTTTATATGGAATCAATTGGTTGATATATTCTTGTCTTTTCTTGCATCCGCAGTCAGACTTTCCTCTTGCTTCTGCTATCTTTTGTGCTAATCGATCTATGCCGGTAGCATGAGTGACTCTAGCAATAGTATCTCCTAAACCCTTATCTTCCATAGTCCTTTTATTATAATTAGGCGTGATCGCTTGTTAGGGCTGGAGTATTATATTCCTGTAAGTTATAACTATTTGGTCCTGAGTCTTTACCCTTATTTCCGTCCTCTTCAAAAGCATAATGAAGCAGGTTAGATGTATTAGCTCCTCCTGATCCGGTTACTTCACCGTATGTAAGTACTGTGCCGGTGTTCCATAATTGAGACACCTCTGTACTAGATAGGGCTTTGCTGTAAAAGAGAGATAGTTCATCTATGTATAAACCCGAGGATAGTTCTGATGGTACAAATCCGCCTACCATACATTCTGTATTTCCCCATCTATTGTCTGTATACACGTCACCGTAACACTGAGATGTGTGTGTACCTGGGGAGGTTGTAAAGGGTGCATTTAATCTATCTCCATTCCAATACATCTGTATAAAGTCATCGGTATTAAATGCATTGTAGTCATATACAACAGTAATCATAGTATAGCCGTTACTATTAGTATATCCTTGGTTTCCAGACGTAGTATTTGTCCATGCTTTACTTGGACCTATACCTGTAATGCTTGTATTAGCGGTATCGTTAAGTACTACGTCAATTGCTGCCTGATTTCCAGCTCCGTCTTGTATTGCACAGAAGATCATTGGTTTACCAGTAGAGTCAACATCTCCAGTATGATAGATTACTAACTGATCGCCTCCGCTTAATGTATCTCTTAATCCAAACCAGTACCCTTGAGTAGCAGATGAAGAATATACTTTCACCCATACGTTAATACTCCATGTACCTAGAGCATTAGGGGCTGCTGTACTTACGTTAGCATCATAATAATCGCCTCCATCGTACAGCATATTCTGCTGTGATGGATCTCCTCCATCATCTAGTGCATAGAGAGAAGCCGGACACGGAGCATCATGATCGTATCCGTACCATTCAGACATCTTAGCCGGATTGGCTGATAGCGGATAATAAGGAGAACATGTATTGATAGTAGCGTACGTACCATTCTCGGCCGGATCTAATCCAGTAGCTGCAGCAGTATACGGGCCGCTAGTATAATTAGCTGCCTGTAACTCCTGTCTGATCTTACCTAATGATATCTCTCCTGTTCCCGGTACTGCCATAATCTTATACTAGATCTTGAATTGGTGCTGTCCAAGCCTCGGTTGCTAGCAATGCTAAGATACCCTCATGATCATACTCGGTAAATGATTCTGAGTAGATAGAAGGTCTTCCGTACACTCCGGCTTCTACTGTAGTAGTTACTTCTTCTTCGGTTTCAAGGTCAGTATAGGTATATGAATAAGGCTCTTCTAATACTGATACTTCGTATTTAACGAAAGTTTCACTTCCGTCTACAGAATATCTTAAAGTATCTGCTGAAGATTCTAGAACCTGATTAAAGTCTACGTTCTCTACTTCGGTAGCTGGTATGACTAACCAGCGTCTGTTAGGAAATCTGCTCATAGCTTTTTTATATAAATAGATTAGAGGTTAAAGCGGGATTTATAGAAGTTGTAGTTATTAAGTACTTCAGCGGCTGAGAGTGCTCTACTATAAGCTTTTACTACGTATATCTCTCCGGTAAAATCTTCAGCTGCTCCATTAACATCAGCTCCTATTCTATAATCAATATCTGTTGCAATAGAAGCTGCTCTAGTTCCGGAGTTTACAAGTACTCCATTAAGGTACAGTTTCATTACTCCGCTCTCTCTAGTACCTACCATATGGTATCTCCCGTTGGCAAGCGGATAGCCTGGAGCATAAACTCCGCCATTTAGCCAAATACCGTACATACCGGAAAACCATAAATGGTCTGTAGTATAGCCCGATCCATAATTTCCAAGGATCTCTCCTCCGCCTTGTCCTTGCATATTATAAGCAGCTTCTACTGTTAGATCTTGAGTACCTGAGAGTAGGGTTGTACTATTTAGTATATCAATATAGTCGTTTGAGCCGTCAAAGTATATTTGTGCATTACTGTCAAATGATACGTTTGCTAAATCAATAGGATAATTGCCTGTCAGGTCCAATAAACCTTGTGTTGCCGAGCGAGTACCCTTAATGAATGGCGTAGCGTGAGATTTTAATTCAATCTGTACATTTCTAATATAGATATTTCCAGCTCCACCGTTACGTCTGAAGTATAATAGGTGGTTACCACTTCCAGTATGGGTTTTGGTACTGGTGTAGGTTTGCCATTCAGTTGTTGTGGTTATATTGGCGTTCCAGATGTTATCATCCTGGGAGTCATTGTCAATATTAAAGTTATTACTTCCGCCATCATCAGTTCTATGCTGGAAAGATACTGTGTAAGTTCCTGCAGATACTGCAGCTGTAAACTGACCTGCCCATGGAGTTCCGGCTGAAGCTAGTAACTTTATGTAGTTCGTATTGTTGTCTAGTACTTCGTAACTTCCTCCGGTATAAGCATTCCAGTTTCCATACAGGTTAGTTGTAGGCTCTCCCCTATAACTATTTCTAGTATCTCCAGTATCGTATGCAAATACTAATGCATCAGTACCTGCTATCTTTCCGTATCCGTGTCTTACTGCCATAACTTACTAAATATTAAATCTGCCTTTGATGGCGTTATAGTTTGATTTGACTTCTGAGGCTGTGAGTGCTCGGTTATATACTTTTAGTAAAGGTATTGGACCATTGAAAAAGTAACCACTACTATATGAACGTCTTCCTATGTAAGTAACGTTGTTTGTTTGACTAAATCCTCCACTATTTGTATTAACCGATCCATAATCAAAATCAACAGTTTCTTCTACCCCGTCGATATAAATCTTGTTAGCTCCGGGAGCAAGTGTAACTACCACGTGATGGTATTTATTATCGTGATAATATCCATGTCCTTTTCTTACAGCCATTTGTAGAGTCTGCCCGTTTATCCAAACTGTTAAGGATTCATCAGGATATGCACTAGTGCCGGCTCCTAAATGTATTCCTGAGTAGTTCCCTGAAGAGAAAGCTCCCCATCCTATAATTACCTTAAAGTCAGTCCCGCTTGCAGAGTTTGATTTAAATACTGCTTCAATAGTAGGCGTATTGTAACTATTTAAACTACTTCCTAAATTAATAATATCATTTGAACCATCAAAAGTCATTTGTGCATTACTGTCAAATGATACGTTTGTTAGATCGATTGTTGAATTGCCTGTGAGATCTATTAAGCCTTGGGTGGCTGATCGGGTTCCGTTTACAAAAGGAGTAATATGTGAGTTAAACTCTATTTGCTGGGCAGCCACGTAGACATTTGTGCTAGTCAGTATACCTCTAACAGCTACCCAAGCATGTGTTGTGTAATTACCTACTGCTTGAACGATAGAGTATCTAGTCCATTTACTGGTAAGAGTGATTGTAGGTGTGGTGCTATACCCAGCTATATCAGAATAGACTGTAAGGTGACATGTGCCAGTTCCTTTAAGGTACACGCTATATGCTACAGTTGTGTTGCGGGCGTTTACACTACCATCTACAAACGATGTAAAGAGCTGGTTATTGTCGCTGTCTGTGTTTCCTGTAAATCTAGAGTACTGTCCTCCAGGAGCAGTTGGGTCTGCTACATTGGTTTCTTGTGCAGTACAGATATAGACATTTAAGGGGTACGATAAACTTACATTACCTCCTAAATTTGCTGCCATCGTTGTGATGTAGTTAGTAGTAGGCTCTCCTTTATAAGAATTCCTAGCATCTCCTAAATCATAGCCAAAGACTAGATTCTCTTCTCCTTTTGTATTTGGTCCTACTGCTGTTGGCATGATACTAGTCTTTTAACTGAACATTATTAATGTTAGCCTGTGCTTCTTCTTCAGTATAGTAGATACTTAACTGATGATTATCTAAATAGATAGTCCAGCATTCATTTCCATCCTTATCTGTTTCATGTACTACTGTTCTCATAATCCAAATCGTGTTTTAGTAGCTTCGTAGTTTTGAGCAATTTCATCTGCGGATAGTACTCTGTTGTATACCCTAGCAATAGCACAGTAGCATGAGGTAATCTCACTACCGGCGTCTCCTAAAAGGTATAAAGTACCGGATGTTGCTATTGTATCGCCGTATGTTCCTGTACCGACAGAAGATCCGTTTTTATATCCTGTAATAAGAGAGCCGTTACCTCCTGTCATTGTATATGATAGCTGATACCATTCTCCGGCGACCAATCCTCCTGTAAAGTTAGCTGACGGGTATACAAATATATCATTGGCATATGTTCCAAATAACACTCTTTCTCCTCCTCCGTCGTCAAACCATGTCTGCCATCCTATAGCAAAGCTTTTAGAGTTAAGCCATATCTCATATGTTCTTCCATTCTGAGGGAAAGGAAAGCTTGTTATTCTAAATCCCTGGTTACCTGTATCGGTAGTTTCAAAAGCTTTAACTCCGTTATAAGTCACCCAGTTACCTGCTGTCATATTAGACATCGTAGCTTGATATCCATTCTCAGTTAAGTCATACCACGTAGTACCTGTACCTGGGTATGAATTAGTATCAGCAGCATCTAAGGCTAGCTGTAATCCGCTTGTTACTATTCTAGGATTGTGGTGGAGTGACATTAACCTTTGAGTTTTTTAATTTCTTCTTTCAATTCATCGATCTGCTTTTGCTGTTCTTTGATTGCTTCAATCAATATAGCTGTAATGTTACCGTAAGCAACTGAATAAGTTCCTTCAGAGTCCTGAGATACTACTTCTGGTAGTACTTCTAGTACTTCCTGTGCTATAACACCGATCTTCTTCTCAGACTCTCCTATCTTATTATACGAAACTCCTCGTAGATTCTGTACTTTTTCTAGAGAATTTTCTAGCGTTACTACGTTTTCTTTTACTCTAGCATCTGAATAGGCGATTACATCACCGGTTGCACGGATGGTTCCGGTTACGTCTAGTTTGTAGGCTGGTGTGCCTGAGCCGATACCTACATTACCGGCTATTATTGATAATCTTTCAGATCCTGTGCCGTTAACGTCGTTACTTGTAGCGTTTGTCCAGATGCGGATACCGTCTACTGAGTAATCGTAGCCTATACCTGCGTATTTGCTATTATTACTGTTAAATATAGCTACAGGGTATGTAGCTGCTAGAGTAATATTTTTATTCCATCCGCCGGTCATTGCAGCACCTCCTTGAACATGAAGCTTAGTTGCTGGACTGCAAGTACCGATACCTACTTTACTTCCTGAGATTACTAAATCACATTGATTATAAGCTCCTAATACTACTGTATTATCAGCAAACGCTTCCATAACCGGTAGACCGGCTATAGTATTTACACTGAATAAGGAATCACTTAGATCATCGCTTACCTCAAATAATCTACCGTTATTTCCATCAACGGCCATGATAGTAGTGTTGGCTGTAGAGCCTGATCCTTCTACTATTAGAACATCGGCTCCACCAACTACGTTGAGTTTACCTTCAGGAGCTGTTGAACCGATGCCTAAGTTTCCATTACTTGTTAGAGTCATTCTATCAGCCCAACCACCACCTGATGTGAAGCTCCAAATTAAGTTGCTTGAACCATTATTCGCATTCACGAATTTCATATCAAGCATTGCATTGGTTCCTCCGCCAGAGCTGTTTGGGTTAACTCTAAACGATAGAGCAGAATATGCGTTTGTTACAGTTGATTCATTTACTATTGACAAGAACCTACCTGCATCAAGAAGGTCTGTATTTGCCGAATAAGCCGTATTATGTGTAAATGCGATTGTTGTTCCGCTTGTAGCTCTAGCGGTACCACCTCCTTGAATAAATTGACTAACAATCCTACCTGTTCCATTTACATCTAATTTATAACCCGGACTAGTATTACCAATACCTACGTTACCATCTGATTGTACTCTTACAGCACCTGTTGTACCGCCGCTTGAATTTCCTTCTACATAAAGGTTACGTCCCAGTAGGGTATCTGCAGGACCGGCGTATTGAATATACGCTACAGCAGCGGAAGCTCCATTACGGAAGTTTAGCTGATCTCCTCCTTCGATTTTTACATGATAATTATCATTGTAGGAACCAAGTCTTATAAAGCCTGATCCTGCTCTTACATCCAGCTTAGCAGCTGGGCTAGTGACTCCAATACCTATGTTACCAGTATGGGTAATGCGCATCCGCTCATTGTCTTCGGCGGCTCCTCCAGTACCGTTAAAGCTAGTATAGAATCGTATGTTATGGTCTTCAGTATTAACACCGCGACCTGCTAGAATTCTTAAATCATTACCTTGTGTAGCTATTGAAGCATCATATACACCGAATGTACCGATTAGTAAAGACGGGTACCCTCCTTGAGCACCAAAGCTAGGAAGATCCGAACCAATTTTGATATAGTCTAAGAATCCGGTCGAACCAGCTGTATTCTTTCCAATAGTGAGATTAACCGGAGCAGTAGTTACTCCGATGCCTATATTACTGGTAGTGATATTACCTCTGCCGGTTACTGTTGCTAGAGTTTCACTTCCGGCTGTTCCGGTTACGTTACCGTCTACGTTTCCTAGGAAAGATCCAGTAAACTGGGTTGTTGTTGAAATTGCTCCGTTAGCATCTGTTTTTAAATATCCTGCTCCGTATTGAGGGAAGCTGATTACTCCGTTTCCTCCCGCTCTAAATACGTCTCCTGATGCTGCATACCCTCCATTATAGAGGTCCGTAACAGTGAATACTCCGACGCTTCCGTTGTATGTTACACCGAATCTACCTACTGTCTGGTTTAGTGCATTGCTATCGGTAACGTTAATACCAGCTAACTTGTTTGTATAACTACTCCAAGATCCTCTGTAAGCGATATTAATAGCATCGTAGTCTGCATCTCCTAGTGCTCTAGAGAAGAGCATAGATCCGCTTTCTACGTGTAACATCCGTTTAGGATCAGTAGTTCCAATACCTACATTACCGTTTCTATTAAATACTACTGTAGGGTCGTTAGTAACAGTATCTCTAGTAGATCTGAGAATTTCAAGTTGGCTGTTATAGTTACCGCTATTACCCGGTCTTGCAACTGTTGCTAGTTTCCAGTTCCAGGCATCGCCGGTGTTTGTATACGGAGCAGAAGGATTAGTGAGTTCAAAGTAAGAACGAACTGTTCCGTCGGTAAGGTTACCGCCGCCGTGGTAAATGGTGATATTGTTTGAAGTCTGTGCTCCTGTAATATCACCGGCAAGTATGCTGCCGGATACATGGAATCTAGCTTGAGGAGAAATAGTTCCAACTCCTACATTTCTGCTACTACCCTTAATAAAGAAAGCATTACCTGCGTAGGTATCAATGTGAAAATCGTCAAGACCGTGCCTACCTGTTCCTATTAATGTGTCTGAGTTTCCTCTATCTCTAAGTACGATCTCAGGTGCCGATAAGGTATCGATTAGTATACCGTCGTAGGTAGTATCACTTTTAACTTCTAATTTTCTCTCAGGATCTGTGACTCCAATACCTACGTTACCATTAGGTACTATAACATCCCCGTTTGGTTGGAATGTCATTATACTTAATAAACTGCTTGCTGAATTATCATACCACTGAATCAATCCTTCATTACCGCCAGCTCTTACTCTAAATCTATCGTTAGTATCTGTAAAGCTATTTGTATCTACAAAGTCCAAAAGAGGAGCTGTAGCACTTATTAAAACTTGACCACCAACTTCTAAAGTACTAGTAGGAGTAGTATTACCAATACCTACGTTACCTTCTCTATCAATAACCATTTGGTCAACAAGAGTAGTGGATTGCTTAAAGGTGCTAAACACCATTTTACCGCCATCGTCAACTCCGTTGTCAAGAGTTCCTTGAGCTTCTGTTCTAATAGAGCCGAAGACGTTTGTCATATTTGTACTACCGTCAAAAGACTTGAAGTCAACCTGACCTATCACCTGTCCGTCTATAATACTTGTATCTGAGTTCGATACGGTGATGATCGGTGAAGAAGAATGTACGTGTAGTGTACTATCTGGTGCTGTAGTGCCAATACCTACGTTACCATCGCTACTATTGATGTGCATGTAAACAGTTGACTGTCTACCAAACTGAATGTTTGGTATAGCACCACCTATATTACCATCGTAATCTCCTGAGATTAGGAAGTTATTATAGGTAGGGAATCTGAATATCATATACCCGGATTCGTTGGTAGCAAACGCGTTGTTAAATTCTACGCGGCTACCAAATTCGGTAGGGTTTCCGTTGTTGTCTACTTTATTAGAAGGTCTCTGTACACGTATATTAGTTGACGTAGAGTTACCTCTTGCAACAACGGTTGCTAGAGTTTCACTGGCTGCTGTGCCGGTGATATTACCCTGTAAAGATCCAGTAAATGAAGCAGCAGATACTCCTCCGGTAAATCCTGCTGTACCGGTAGAATATAAAGTCAATACTCTAGTACCGTCTGGTGTTACTGAGTAGTCAGAAGCATCGTTTGTGTTGTTTACCCAGAAATCTAAAGATCCTCCTACGCCTGTTCTACCGGCTACGATTCTGTTAGTTCCGTTATTACCTAATTGTAACCCTGCCCATCTAAATGAACCGTGGTAATTATCACTGGTGGTATATCTAGCTTTAAATGCATAGTTAGCTCCAATACCGGTATCTCCTTCTACGTGAAGTTTGTAGGCCGGGTTAGTTTGTCCGATACCCACAGCACCGCTATAGTAATCAATTATAAAATCAGCAGTACCGTTTGACACAAGTCCTCCTTGTCCGATGGTAGGTGTTGTAGTTGCGTCATCAGATCTAATTATCGCAAATTGATTAATCTTATGTGCGTTGGTGATTAAGAATCTTCTAGAGCTAGCAGAATAGTTTGAGTTTGACCATAATAAAATCTGACCAAAGTCTCCGTAGTAGTTTGTACCGGCATCTGTTACGTTCTTACCCTGTAAGATAAGTTTTGTATCAGAGGCTGTAGTTGTACTTACATATGATGCACCGATATTAACATAGCTGTTTGCATCAGTTGCTAGGAAGGTATTACTCTGTACTCTTGCATCTCCTGCTACTTCTAGTTTGTAGCCTGGGGCTGCTATACCGATCCCTACGTTACCACCATTCAGGTAAGAGTTACCACTTGTTCTAAGTAATACCTTAGTTGTAGTAGTGCTATCTAGAAGTCCAAAGTATGTGTTAGCACCTTCAATGTATGCAGAATACTTATTATTATTTGCAAAATGAATAGTACCTCCCGATTTAATTACTGGGTATTGGTTTGCTGAGTATCCTGGTAGATCACCACTCATCTCAATATAACCACCACTAGCAATTCCCGATACTCTAACACCACCGCCTTGATATGCAGTTATTCTGTTAGTAGGATCAGTTGTACCAACACCAATTCTACCAGTATCCACTACAGACATTACTGTTAAGGCTACATCAGAATCATCTGTTGTTCTACCTGTAGTTTTAAAGTCTGCTCTAGTTCTTGGGTAGTTGTTTCCTGGATCTTCGTGGAAAGATAACCCTATTGCAAAGGTAGATGCCTTTGATGGAGTAGCATCATTATTTCTATGTAGTCTTAGGATATCTAAGCTACTATTCTCTGTCCTAGCTGTTGCAGCTGTTCCGTATACATCTAATACCGCATTACCTGCTGTTAGGGTGCTGTTTGGAGCATCATCTGCTACTGCTAATTTTGTTTTTGGTGAATCAGTTCCAATACCTACGTCACCGTTGTCACTTATGCGTACTTTCTCGCTAAAGGTTCCTCCGTAGTTGGTATGGAAGGAGATACTTCCTGATGTTACATCAGATCCTTGTATAGAAGATATTCTGTTTACCTCAGTAGCTGTTCCAGTCTTATTGAAGAACTGAATCATACCGTTCTGATTACCAGGATTGGCTGTTCTGTTACCTCCTAATTCTATGATGGCAGCATTGTCTCCGGTCTGTGTCTGTACAGAAAGAGTAGTAAAGTCTGCACCGTAGGCAGAGAGCTTTGATGTAGCTCCAACTATTGTATGTCCTCCGTTTGGATTTAATAAGATGTTTCTGTCTGAAGAGCCTTCAGCTGCTTGAATCCATCCGTAGCTGTTTTCTGCTACACCTAAAAGAAGTTTAGTGTTCCCGGTTGTATTTGTTACCGAAATAACTTCATTACCGTCGGCTGGGGTATTACTTGCTCCTTTTACTTCTAAAGGTGCCTGAGGATCTGAAACGTTAACTCCTATGTTACCTGTAAAATAATGTATATCGTCTGAGCTATTACCGAACTTGGTTGAGCCTGATTGGTATATAATAGAAGCTGATACAAACGTAGTATGGAATTCTTTAGCTGTAATGATTCCATCTACGGTAAGATCTCCTCCTACTTCTAAATCGTTATCAACACTAACGCTTGCTAGGTTGTTGTTTGAAGCAGTTCCGTTACTATTCTTAAATCGGAAGAATGTAGTGAGTTCACCGGATCCTGGTGTTGTTCTAGGAGTAAATATTACCTCTGGTGATCCTCCATTGTATCCTGAGTATGTTATTTTAACGTTGTCGTATGCTCCGTGATCTCCTACGTAACCTAATCTTAAGCCTTCATCTCCTGCTACAGATACTGATCCGCTTACGTCTAGTTTAATTCCAGAAGCTGGTGATGAAGTTCCTACACCTACGTTACCGTTATTACGTACAAATAAACCATTACCGGCGTTTGTGTAGACAGCAAATGAATACGCTGTGCCGCTATTTGCTGATGTGTCAACGTAAACACCGTATGGAGTAGTTCCACTGTTTGTAAACGTTGCTATCCATTCATCATTGGCAGCTCCTGTTACTACAAACTTCTTGTTAGGTGCTGTAGAACCAATACCTACATTACCGCCATCAGCAACAAGCGTTGTCCAGTTTTCAGAGTTACCAAACGCTGCTGGCCCATTGCCTAATGCTCCAAAGTAAGCGTATCCATTTGATCCTCCACCTTGCATAAATGCAGTAGTAGTTCCGTCATCTGAAGCTTTAATGTAGCCTCCGTATACATGAAGTCTTTGAGAAGGGCTTTTAGTACCAATACCTACGTTACCGCTTCCTTGTACAAATAATCCGTTTCCTCCGGTTGGATCTGCTGCTCTAGAGATATATGCTACATCGTCCGATAGTAGCATGTTACCGAAGTAAGCCGGAGCACTGTTTCCTACTTTAATGTAAGTGTATTCGTTTAGTCCGTTTATACCTCTTCTAAAGTTACCGACCATTCCTGAGGTGTCGGCAGTAGAATATACGTGTATTGTAGCGTCAGGAGAAGTTGTCCCAATACCTACATTACCATCTGATTTGAAGTAAAGTTTTGCTGTGCCTGCACTGATTGGATCACCGCCATTAGAATCACTCTGGTATATTCCAAAATCACTGGCAGCTAAATTTGTAGTCGCAAATCCCCAGCTCTTAGTACCGCCGGTAGACGACTTCATTTTTATTGTGGATACATCGTTTGTAATGATGGTTAAACCATTGCCCGATGTTGCTTGTACATGAAGCTTATCTGCAGGAGCTCTAGTACCAATACCAACATTGCTTCCTGTATCTTCTGTATAAACATATCCATCACCGTCGGTCCAGCCTCCGCGTACCGTCTTTCCTTTTACCCAAAGCCAGAGTTTGGTAGTCTCGCTTGTACCTCCTGATCCGTTACCTACGTCAGCAGTATCAAATGCGTCACCGTAACGCGCTACAATATTCCCATCATCGTAACCGACAATAGAATGCTGACTTACTATATCTTGACCGGTGTTTGTTAAATTATGAGACCATCCTAATGTACCGTCTGATGCTAGTGATTGAATGGACATAGTGTTACCGGCTGTAGTAAGTACATCCCAGTACGCTACCGATCCTGGTGCATCACTTAAACCGTTCGATTTATGAGCGGTATTGGTGTAATTAAACTTGATGTTATGTGAATAATCAAATCCAATTAAACCGTCTCTAACAGATGGGTTAATAGCAGTACTCCTAGGGTAAAGACCTGAGTTAGCTTCAGACCACCATTTTTTCCACTCTACTCCTTCTTTTCTGTGGTAGTACCAGTCTCCTGATGAGTTTGTACCGCCTGAATCTACACTTGGAGCGGCATGAACTCTAAAGTCGTTTACTACGTAGTTACCGAAGTTAGCAGAGAATGCATTTACTGCAGTAGATCCTAATACGGCTGCTGTAGAAGTAGAATCAAGACCCCATGTGTAGTCGGTAGTAAACGATGCTACAAGCATCCATCCTGTCTCTCCTTGAGCATCAGGAGTAGTAAAGTCTACGTACACCTGAATTGGAGCAGCTAGCTTTCCTCCTGGGTTGATATAGTACAGTCCGTTGCCTTCATCTAGTCCTGCTGCGATGATTTCTTGCGGTGATTGGAAAGATGAAGAAGGGTGCTTAGCAGCATTATCTGTAAGCTGATACTTACCTGCTACTACTGTACCGTCTCCGTATACTACAAAGTCTGTTCCTGCTGAATCGTAAGCGTGTATATACCTAGTATCAATACCTGAGTAGGAACCTGCGTTAAGTTCTACAAATGCTTGATTATTGTTGTTTGTATAGTTTGCACCTACAATGTATATACCGGATCCTTTGTGAGATCCATATCCTCTATTTACATATATAACAGCTTTATCACCTGAGTTAGGCGGCTCTACTCTTAATCCGTAGATGTCGTCATATTGAGGATTAAAGAATCCTCTTTGTGCTCTAATTTCGCTAGATCCTGAGATGTCACCGACGACATGTAGTTTAGCTCCTGGAGTAGTAATACCTATACCTACGTTACCTGAGGAGTTCCAAGCTAAGACTGGTGTACCGAGAGCTGCATTTGTAGCTCCATATCCTAATGACCATATACCGGTACCGTCGTTCTGAATTTGACCATAATTTAAACCTGGGGATCCTAGTAGTATCTGAGGAATTGTAGAAGCGCCAACTTCTGAGTGTATAGTTCCTCTTACTTCAAACTTAGTATATGGAGAAGTGTTACCAATACCTACGTTAGTTCCGGTATCATATATAACGGAGTTAGTGAGCGAGTTAGTACCGCTCCATTTGGTAACATAGTTTGCTGTTCCTGTTCCTGTTAAGGAAGGATTGGCAGTTTCGATAATCTTACCTGTAGAATCTACCGAAAGGTTGTAGGCGGCTGTGCCTGTGACAGTACCTGAGCCGTATTCATTAAGTCTTACATCACCGGCACTTAATATAGAAAGAGCTTGCACTAATGTTGAACCTCCTGAGGTTTGATTACTCACCCAGAACTCTAGATTACTTCTGTAGGATCCGTAGTTACCTGTTCTGATTAATGCTTCATAGTTAGCAGCACCGCCTCTAAATAAGATACCGTGTCTTGCTCCTGTTGAATCATCACCGCTTTGTAAAGTTAAATCATAAACTGTACCTGTACCTCCTCTATATACATGAAGTATGGTACTAGGGTTTGTGGTACCTATACCGACACTACCGCTATAATCTACTGCGAGACCTAGATTCTGGTTGTTATAGAGTCTTAGTGTCTCAGTAGAAACACCACCTCCGTCTGACTGTGCAGAGATCCATAAAGATCTTTCAGAAGATTTTAGATGTGCTCTAGGAGAGCCTGATGTATCTTGGACTAATGATGTAACATTACCGGTTATACCAGCATGTCTTATATATAAACCTCTTACAGTTCCGTTATTACCGTCGTTTATTCGAATATCACCTTCGTCAATGTGCAGTAAATCTGCTGGACTAGTAGTACCAATACCTAAGTTACCGCTAGCATCTAATTGCATGAGCTCAGAACCTCTATTACCGAATTTAATTATTCTATCGGTAGAAGTTGAATCTGAGTTTGAATCAGCGTTAATAAAAATTGCTGCTAGACTGTTAACATAAAAATCAGATCCAGCGTTTGTAAATTGCCCGTATGTGTAGGTAGTGCCGCTTACGTCTCTAGTAAGGGTTAGAGTAGGTACAGTATTACTTTCTATAATCTCTACTCCTCCTCTGAAGGTGTGAGTATCATCAAAGCTATCACCAAATTGAGTAGAGCCTGATTGATAGATAATAGAAGCAGAGACAAACGTTGTGTGAAATTCTTTAGCGGTTATAATACCGTCTACAGTTAAGTCTCCTCCTATTGATACATCCCCGGTAAATGTTGCTCCACCGTCTGTGTCTAAATGAGATACCTGAGAGCCTGAATGTCTGATGGATAAGACAGGTCCGGTAGTGCTAAATCTGCTTAGTTCTAGGGCTGTTTCTGAAGATGCTACTTCGAACTTACCTGTGGATGCTTTAAATCCTGCCCCTCTTTGAGTGGCAAAGTTAGATGCAGGATCTAGTACGGTGTTGTAGAAGTAAACATCGCTGTCAAATTTAGCGTTGCCGTTGACTTGTAGTTTGTATCCCGGTGATGCTGTGCCGATACCTACGTTACCATCTTGAGTAATTCTAAATTTCTCAGAATAAGTAAGTGCTGATGGATTTTGTCCGTAGCTCTGATCGTTAGTTGAAGATTCAATAGTAAATGCTACTCCTGAGCCTACTGCTGAGTTATAGCGGGTATTTAATCTAAATGCTGCCTGAGTTGATCCTGAGTCAGCTGCCATCATCATCTGGGTGCCGTAGTAGTTACCGGCACTACCTGTGGTAGCAAAAGTAATAGGATAACCTGTTCCTCTAAAGCTTGCTATATCTCCTTGATTTCCGGTTCTTACATCTAGTTTAAATCCAGGACTAGTAGTACCAATACCTACGTATCCGTTTGAGAGAATAGATAGTCTTTCTGTGCCTACTGTGCTTCCGTATGCTCCGGTAAATACTCTGAATGCTGTAGCATTAGTTACGCTTCCAAAACCTCCACCAACAAAGATTTCGTCTCTATCAGTTCTAGAATCGTTTCCTAACCCAAAGAAGGTACCTCCTCCTGCTCTTTCAAATTGAATACCGCTGTATACTGATCCTGCATCTTCTCGGCTAGCGATAACAAGCTGCTTAGGGTTGTTAGCATCAAAATTACCTAAAATATGTAAAGGTGCTTCTGGAGCTGATGTTCCAATGCCAACTCTACTGCCAGTAATATATAAATCGTACTGATTGTAAGCTCCTAAGACTACTCTATTATCGGCAAACGCCTCCATAACCGGTAGACCAGCTATAGTATTAACCGAGAACAAAGAGTCAGATAGATCATCAGAGACCTCAAATAGACGTCCGTTATTTCCATCGACAGCCATGATGGTTGTATTGGCTGTTGACCCGGACCCTTCTACTATCAATACGTCGGCGGATCCGACTACGTTAAGCTTACCTTCGGGTGCTGTAGAACCGATGCCTACGTTACCTCCGTAGCCTACCGACATAACTGTTACCGGAGTTACTCCTGAGTTTCTGCCGATATTAAAGTCCATTCTAGTATCTGTACTAGAATTCCAGTAGTTCTTTATTTGGTTCTTATAGTTGTTTGTAGTATCGTATAAGAAATCAATACCAGAGCCTTGAGTAGAGCCTAGTGCAAGTCTTGTGGCCGGAGTGGTTATTCCGATACCGATAACACCACCTGTCTCGTAAATTACAGAATTAGTAAGCGTGTCGCTGTCGCTCCATTTAGGGATGTAGTTGGCTGTACCTGAGCCGTTAACAGTTGCTAAGGTAGACTCGATAATGTTGCCAGATGAATCTACTGTTAAGCTGTAAGCAGCCGATCCGGTGTTAGTACCAGATCCATAAGCATTAAACTGTACCGTTCCATTAGAATTTAACCTTATTCTTTGAGCTCCTCCGTTATGAAACTCCATATACGGACCGTTACCGTAGATCGTAGGAGGATTTGACTGGTTATTATCTACTAGTTCAATCTTAGCATTGCTATTTTCTGTGCTAAATCTTACATAGTCTGAGCTATTACCAAATCTTACGTCACCTACAACGTTTAACTGCTCTACAGGCTGTGTTGTACCTATACCCACTGATCCAGACAGGGAAATAGCTATTCTGTCGGCGGCTTCTGTGTTGTCTGTCAGTAAAAACGTACCAGAACTGTTGACTCCTAGGTCATAACTGCGTGTTCCACTGCGATCTAGTGTAACAAAACGTGTTCCACTGCTTACAACGTGTAATTCTGACTGTGGATCAGTAGTTCCTACGCCGATTAGCCCGGATCCTGATAGGTATAGCAAGGACGTACCTGCCGTCCCTCTAAATTCTGCACTACCTGTAACGTTGATCGCCCCTATGGAGGGTATAATACGGATGTCGGCCATGAACTCTCTTTAAGTATAAATAGCTCTTAAGGCTTTTGGGTTAGTAACTGCTCAAGCTTTTGTATGCGCTCTTCTAAGGTCTCAATATGCTGTTGTTGCTCCTTGATCGCTTCTATAAATAGGCCGGCCATGTTGCCGTACGCTACCGAATACATACCATTCTCATCTTTTGATACTACTTGCGGTAGTACTTCTAAGATTTCTTGTGCAATTACCCCGATCTTCTGATCGTCTTCACCGATCTTCTTGTAAGATACACCTCTTAACTTCTTAACTAAGTCTACTGAGTTCTCTAACGTTACAATATCTTGCTTGACTCTACGGTCAGAGTATGCTATAACATCACCAGTAGCACGGATGGTACCTGTAACGTCTAATTGGTAGGCAGGTGAACCGGTACCGATACCTAAATTAGCATTAGAACCGTTACTCACCAGCTGCATTGGATAGGTAGACTGGTCACCGCTATGATATAATCTACCCCACTTAATTCTAGATCCTGGGCTGTTATATTCAAACACCATCTGCCCTACAATGTTACTGGCGGTAGAAGAATGGGTTGCTGTAATAGCGTGACCTTCGTTTGAAGACCAAGCCCCTTTAATATCAATGTCTCTATAAAGAGTAGCACCTCCTTCTCCGGCTGATACCTGTAGTGCAGCGTGTGCAAGCTGGTTACCGTTGCTTCCTATTTGAGCTTGACCTCTAACATGTAATGGTAATACAGGTGCTGATGTGCCTACACCTACACTCGTTCCATTGACTACTAGAGCATTTGTGCCGTACTGCCCCATCACAACTCTATCATCCGAGAACACCTCTAGGATTGGAATACCCGAAATATCATTTACAGACATTAGTGATCCTGATAGAGAATCAGTAACGCTAAAGAGCTGTCCTTGTGAACCGGCTACGTTAAAGGCTGTAGAACCGGATTGATATACGTCTACTTTTGCTGATGGTGTAGTAATGCCAATACCGATATTTGTACCGTCATCATACATAACGGAATTAGTAAGCGTATCAGCATCAGACCATTTAGTAATATAGTTAGCTGTTCCTGATCCGTCTACTAAAGTAGATCCCCAAACTCTAGAGTCAATCTCGTCGGTCTTAAAGTAACCGGATGAATTTAAGACAACAACAGAATTATCAGTACCTGTTCCGATACTAGGGGCATACATCTCTCCGGTATCTTGCATGTGGAATCTTTCTGTTCCTGCTGCATCTCTCCATTGGGTTATGTAACGGGTACCTGAGGTGCCGCCTGCTTTAATGTATAGTCCGTGGCCGCTGTCTGAGCTATTATCCAGTACTGCTAACCAGGCAGTAGATTTAGAAGCTGTTACATGAAGCTGGGCTGTTGGTGAAACAGTTCCAATACCTACGTTACCTCCTGCTTGAACAACTAACTTTGGTGTAGCTGTTGCTCCTGTCATTACAACTAAATCACCTGAACCATTGCCGTCAGTATTTCTTGGTTGTAAGACTAGGTTACCTCTGCCGCTAAATGGATAAGTACCTCCTTGGCCTGAGGTGTAGATTGTTGAGTAAGCTTCTCCTGAGGTTGCTGAATGACTATCACTCCATTCAAGTGCTAGCTTAACATTACCTGAGTTTGGTCCTAGGTGTAGACGGTTTTCTGGTGCTGTTGTACCGACGCCTATATTACCGTCCCTGTCGTGAAATCCTGCTATAGTTTGATTAGCCATATCTTATAATTATGAAACGGAGTTAAACATACCTCTTACTTCATACTGCAGGTACGCAGTAAATGATGCTGCTGCCGTAGCTTTTAACTGTATTACAAAGTCCCTAGCTCCTGATGTACCGCCTGGATCTACAATCTGAGCTTCAATGTGATCGGTATACGTGTTGTCCACCTGTCTTATGATTCTACCTGGTTCGTTGTAGCTTCCTGCTCCATTCTGTAGGAAGAATTCTCCGAGGTAGGAAATAGAGGAGTGGCTGCCCCAGTCACCAAATGCTGTTATCTTAACATAACATCCGGTATGATTATTCATAGTAACGGTTAATGCATCAGAGAATGAATCAGTCATAGTCATAGTCTTAGTATCGAATACTATTGTACTATCAACGCTAACTCTAGAGGTACTTACTGTACCTCCTGCTGTTATATTCCCGGATGTACTTACACTTCCTATATAGTCTAAATCAACTACTACTTCTGCTCCTGATGTATTTCTAGTAGCCCAGGTTAGCCACCCGCTACTTGCCTTATTAAGTACATTAATATTACTGGCGTGGTGTATTACACCATCTGTAACGGTATATCCGTTTGCTATAATATTTGATGTAGCTCTTAAGTCGCCTGTTACATCAAGTTTAAAACTTGGAGTAACTGTTCCAATACCTATACAGCCGCTAGAGCTAATAAACATCCAGACTGTTGAATGTGTCTGGTCTCTGAAAGTATGTCCTCCTGCTGAGTAGTAGTTGTTTCCATCCGTATAAGGGAACCAGTTGTGGTTGTATGTGTCGTCTATAGCAAGTAGGTTTGCACCGCTTGTTCCGGCAGCCACTTCAATACCGGTTGCACTACCGTGAGCTTCAGCACCCACTTGCAGTTTAGCTGTTGGGCTAGTATTTCCAATACCTACGCTACCTGCAAAGTACGCAATACCGCTATGTCCAT